CTATCGACTTGTTTTCGCTTCGTTTTTTGAGCCCAACCCCTCACCTGCGTTGAGGTGAGGGGATAGGCTGTTCTCCAAAAGTTTCCCCGCAGCAGTCTCAGCAAGCTTCCGCTTATCCGCATTACGGGTGTAGAGAGCGGCCATTGCATCAGATGACCATCCAAACAAGGCCTTGAGTTCGGCATTGCTGCCGCCGGATTCAGCAAGTCTCTGTGCCACGGTCTTGCGGATGCCGTGGGCGCGAGAATTGACGCCAGCCATGGCGCACATCTTCCCAAACCAGTTGCCGAACGATTCCTTGCTTTTGAACGGTCGGCCATGGATGGGGGTGACCAGATAGGCGAGGTGGCCGGTTTGAACCTGATCCAGGCTCGCTTTCAGAATTGGGTGAAGGGGGATAAACAGCGGCGCGTCGTTCTTTTCAGCCTTGAGCTCGATGACGTTGTTTTTGATGTGCTGCGGTCCCAGCTTCCAGACGTCACTTCGACGCAATCCAGTGAATAGCAGGAGCTCGATCGCCAACCGCGCCTGCGTTTCCGGTCCATGCGTCCGATAGAAGGCGACCACATCTTGCTCGGTCCAAGGCTGGAAGCCGCCGGACTTTGTCTTGGGACGCTTGACGCCTTTGACCGGGTTTTCCCTCAGATAGCCGGCATCGACAGCCCACTCCAGCAGGTAGCCCATGATCTTCATGAAGCTGACGGCCGCGTGGGGAGTTTCTGCTCGACGATCCCGCCCGGCCGCGATGGTCGCTCGATTGATCTGCGAGATCAGCATCTGTCCGCCGGTTTCACAGACCTTCTTGAGAATGTTGTGGCGATTGGCTTGGGTCGAAGCCTTCAGGCTCTTGAAAGCTGCGCTCTGTTCGTACTTCTCGACCAGCCAAAGAAGGGTGTGCCTTCCGGCGGGCGCGACTTCTGCCGCCTGTCCGGCGATGAGTGCGCGCCAGGCAGCCACGAATTCCTCAGATCCATATTCACCTGGCAGGCGCGTTCGTTTCCCCGTCCCCACGCGGAAATACCAAACGACCTTGTCGTGTCTCGTCAGCTGCTTCTGGACGTACTGGTAACGGGGTCGAGGCATGCCATCGATCATAGGTAGCCTCGCGCCGAATCGGCAACTTCTTTTTCAGATAGGTCGCCGTCGCCGTTGATCACTACCGCGCCGTCTGGCTCTACTCTGACCGAGCGTATCTCGACACCCGCTTTCTTCACGGCCCGGATCGCCCGGGATACGCTGTCTTCGGTGAATGCGACGGCTCGGCGGCCCATCAGTCCACCTCGTACGTAATTGAGTGAAGCGTCCCGGTATGGATCGCCGCTTCATTCGGTTGGGGTGGCTGAATGTTCTCGTTTTTCAGCTCATCATCAGGCTCAGCTAGGTGACTTTTCGCCTCTGTTTCATCGTCTGATCCCTCTGCGTTCCCGATGACATTCGTCTGCGTCGATGGTGGCCCTACTTGATTTTCGGGCGCGGGGCTTGAAGATCCATCGAGCGAATCTATCTCCGTCACGTCATGTACCGCGTCCAGCAGAAGGCCTGTGCCTCGGCGGACCGGCGCGGGCCTTCCTTTCAGTTCGCCATTTCGAGGCGCTTCATGATCACTGATGCCGACTGGGTTCGTTACAGCGCTGTTCAGGATACCGCGGGCATATGGAGCGTTATCGAAAACGCGACTGGATTGCCCTTCTTCATCGAGTGGGTGCCCATGGTCCTGCTGCGGAAAGACGTCGCTTTCGCTCTGGCGCAAACCCTGAACGAAATAGTTTTCGAGGGAAGAGCCTTCCACTGAAATCGTTTCGGGCGCGTGAGTGAGCGGGCAGGTGCCGCGCGGTATCTCGCAACCATAGAATCCACAGTTGCCAAGCGGACCCGCTCCGCACTTCGGGCAACGCTTGATCGTATCTGCATCGAGGTAACGAAGCTCATAGGTAGGATGGAACGGCAGGGGGTGCGTGTATTCCATCCCATCCAAGCGGATGCGCAGCCGACCTTCGCGGGCTCCCACGATCGCTCCGACCTCGGGCGTCTTGCCGCCCGTGTATTCGACCCTGGCACCGCGCTTCGCCGGAACGCCGTACCTCTTCCTGATCCACTCCATGCTCATGGCTGGCCCTCTGTAGGGTCCCGACGCTGCGCCTTGAAGCCACCGCAGGTGTTGACCGCGACCTGGATCATCGAAACGATCCACGCGACATCCTCGTCGGATCGCTCGCGATCAACATCGACGACAAGAACTGGCTTGCCATCGGCGTCCGTCAGGGTTCCGACATCTTCATCTGTTGGGAGAAGCGGCAGCTTGACGCCGTTATCAGCCAGCGCGCCGACGAATTGCGCGACCGTTGCCGGATTGGTCACCCGCAATTTCATCTCGGGAGCGGGGGTCTCTGTCTCACCCTGCTGCACTGCAACTATTGCGCTTGCGCCATGTTCGTTCGCAAAACTCGGACGGCGCCTATGGACGACAAACTGGAAGATCTGCGCGATCGCTTGGCGAAATCTCTTCGAGAATCTCGCGAACTGCGGGCCCGGCTGAGAGCCGAGACGGCCAAGACGAAGGCGATGCTGGATGAAGTTCGATTTGAGCGTGAACGCCTTCGCGATCTGATGGCAAGGAGCAGCCATGCGCTGAGTAGAAGAAATGATCGAACCTAGTGCAGGATCTTCCGTCACCTGGGGAGCGGGTGCGGCGTTCCAAACGTCAGCGCCTGTTGCCAAGCGAAACGCTGCAACTTCTTCATCATGCTTCCGCTGTAAGGCCATCGGGTCTTTGCGCAGCTTATTCCGGAGTTGCGCTGGAAGTAGGTGAGGTTTTGGCTCAGCCATTGTCCGAGCCCTCCGTGGTGGCAAGGGCGGCGCGGAATGTGCCTTCCGCCAATGCTACCCACTTCTTTTTCGTGGCCTTGTCGGTGATCGTCCACGGCCTTAGTGCCTTACCTGACTGCAGTGTTTCGCGGAGATGGCGCGCGGCCTCATCTATCCGCGCCGGAGACAGCAAACCCACATGGTTCTCGGGTGAGGGCGTCCGGCTCGCAAGTTCCGCCTCAAGCTGAGCGACAACAGCCAGGAGTTCGTCGCGCTGGTTTTTCCACATCGCTTCGAAGATCTCGGCCGTTCCGTCCGTATCCCCCTCGGGCGCTGGTGCCTCCGACAGGGCGGAGCGGGCCTCGTGGATCGCGTCATGCAGATCTGCGATGCCGTCGAACACCGGAACAGAACGCTTGTCGGCCGCATCGATGCGAGCATGAAGGCCCGCTATAACCTGTTCGGCCGCTGCGAGCAGGTTCTTGAGCGCCACCGGCTTCGTTGTGTCTGTCATGGCTGGTCTCCTGAGGCTCGATAGAGCTGGTTACGTGGAAGGGGCGGCAGGTCCGTCTTGCCGGCTCGCTCTGGCTTGGCGGCTTTCGCAAAGCCCGCGGATCGGATCGTGACGGGATTCCGCATGGCACCGGAGGCTTTGTCGCGCTGCCGGTCGGACTTGCGGATCCGGCGCACATCGACTGCCGTCTTTTCCTTGTGACAAGGCTTGCAGATGAGACGGCCATTCGCGACCGTCGGCTGTCCGCCAAGTTCGCAGGGCAGGATGTGATCGACCTCTCCCTCGCCAGGCTTGAGCGCGGCCTTGCACGCCTCGCAGCTTCCATCAGCGCGCGCGATGATCGCCGTCTTCGTCTTGCGGGAGAACTCGAGGCGCTTGCTCATGCTCCGATCTCCTTCAAAGCTTTCTCGCGCGCCCGGTTGAGTTCCGACATGGCATCGTGAGAGCCGCCGGGCGCATCCGGGTGCGCCGTCTTCGACGCCTGGCGATAGGCACGCTCGATCTGGTCCCGCGTGGCAGTCCCGGGGTTGAGTTGGAGCACCTGCCGCCACGAGCGAGATGCAGCCGGCGCCGGCAGCGCAGTGAAACCGGCGAACGTTGCCCGGACCAACGCAAGCGTGCCGTGGCGAAGCTCGGTGCGGCGCGCCTCGATGATGTGGTGGATTGCCTGAAGGTTCGCTTCGACCTTCGAATATCGATCGACGGGGATGCAGACGGACATGCCATCCCAAGTGAACCAGACACTGACACCGGGATCCGCCGGCTTGTCGGCGCCTAACGTCACGTTGCTGGAGATCACCACGCCAGCCAGAGGCTTTCCGCTGTCGGCCGCGAACCGCTTCAGGCTGTCCTGAACGTTCTTGATCGCGCCGCCAAGCGACGTACGGAACTGGCCGCCCTCGCGGGTGCCTTCCCACCGTGGCATCATTTCCGGCCACTGGAGAGGATACGGGATCATCCTCGAACCCTCCGCTGCCGGGCAACGAACCTGTCATTCGACTGCCGGCCTTTCCAGGCGATCCAGCCGCGGATTGCGTGAATGGCGAGGGTCATCATGTGCGCAGCCCTTCGAACAGCTTGAGGATCTTGCGAGCGATCGGCATGTCCAGCGGGCCGCGTGCTGCCTTGGTCTGTGCCTTGGCGGCTTCGATCTCCCGGCGGAGCTGTTCCGTCTTCTCCGCCCGCTGAGCGAGGAAGACGAGCGTTGACGTTCGGGCCGTGGGGTAACGCTTGAGGTAGTCGTCGTGCGTGGTCATGCTGCCACCTCTGGAAAAGCATCATGGGTTACGCCGTCGATCGTGCGACCGGACAGCTTCTTGCCGATGCGCCGAACCGTTGCGCCGTCCTCAAATTTGAAGTGAGTGCCCGGGCCGGCGACTTCGGAGACAGACACCCATTCCCCGTTCTGCTTGTGGTGAAACGCAGCGCCGGCGGCTTCTGCCTGATCACGCAAAGAGCGGAACCAGTCGGGATGCGTCGGCCGTGCCTTGTGCCCACCCTGATCCGTCTCGCCACCGGTGATCACCCAATCCGGCATGAAGGCGGGAGGGATGTTCACCGGCCCCAGCAGCGGTTCAAACGAGCCGAAGCTGAACAGCGGGTTCAACTCGATCTTCGCGACCTGCAGCGCCGGAAGATTGATATCGGCGCGCTTCTGGTCCTCGGCAGTGGTCCCGATCGCGGCGTTGGCCGGCAGCCCACCGGCGGCGTCGGCCAGCTTCACGATCAGCTGAGGGCGCTTGGTCAGCAGCAGGTAGACCAGCCGCGGCGTCTTGCGCATCACGTCGAAAGCATCGGCCCGCCACTGCGGATCAACCTGATTGTCGAAGATGTCGGCGAGGCTGGCGCAGAACACGAACGGGCGGGTGCCATCCTTCTCCGCCTGGCGCTGCCACCGGTGCGGATCGTTCCAGGTATGGGCTCCGGTGCGCTGGCGCGGGTTGTTGCCCCAGTGAACCTTGCCGTAGCGCTTGTCCATCATCGCTTCGGCGTAGCAGCCGTCACATGCCGGCGAGACCTTCGTGCATCCCATCCAGGGATTCCACGTGTGCGTCGTCCAGGAGATTCCGGAATTCTCGGCCATTACGCTGCTCTCCTTGCAAGGGTGAAGGGAAGGCGATCCGACAGCACCCACATGTGGTACATGTCGGCTTCGTCGATCAGTTCGGACGCCGGCGGCATGACCTGCACGGCCGTCGCTTCCTCTCCGCAGATTTCGTTCTTGATGCGCTGCAAGTCCCGCCATGGCGGCTCTAGCTGCGAGGCGGTGCGGATCGCGAGGTGAGTGACCTGGTTGCCGTTCTCGTCGACGAACCGACGGATCAGGACGGCATAGAGATTGTTGGCGCGGGCCTCGCGCACCTGCTTACACCAACCATGGCCGCCGGGGATGCCGTCTGGCAGGTTGGTGATGCGCCAGAGGCCCCAATCGCCCTTCAGGCCCTTGCGCTCCAGCGCGCGGCCGGCAAGACGCCGCTGACGGTTGCTGACCCGGCTCATGCTGCACCGCCTTTCCGAGCGGCGAGCATGGCGTCTGCCATGCGGTAGAGTGCCTTTGCCCGGTCAAACATCCATTCGTCGGGCGTGTTGTTGGTGATCTCGCCGCAGATCTCGTTCTGTGCCGCAAACTCTCCAGCCAGCGCCTGACCGGCGAACCAGTCGCGCAGGCTCATGCCGGGCATGCTGCTCGCTTGGGCACTCCACCCGTGCGGGAATGCAGTGCCGCCGTCATCGATGGTCTTGACGTGTCCGGTCATGCTGCTCTCCAGTCGTTGGCGCCGTCGTGGAAGCCACCCCGGATCGTCTCGGTGAGATGGATCCCGTTGGTGTCGCAGAAGGCGAGTGCATAGGTTATGAGGCTGGCGGCACGGCCGACCGACATGCGGGCCGTGCTCTCGCGGATGTTGACGAACTCGTTCTCGAGGCCGGGAATGATCTCGACTTCGCCGGCCGTCGCGACCGTGTGCCCGGACACGAGCAGCACCTTCCAAGCCTCGGCATCCCGGCGCTTGCCGGCCCACGTCATTTGCGAGTTGGCAATGTCGGTGCAGATCGCATGGAACTTGGCATTCTGATCGACGCTGCGGGTCTTCGGGCCAATGCTGATCGCGCAGCCTTCGTCAGCAGCCCGAACCGCGGCGAGGGCGTTGGCACGGACCTTGTCATTGATGAGGATGAACCTTTGGCGCTGGGTCATGGTCAGCCCGCCATCATCGGATGATTGCGCACCATGTCGTCGACCGGCAGCCGATGGCTCACCTTGGCCTCAATCATCTTCTTGACTTCCAGCGCATCGCCCGGCCGGCGAGCCCAGAACACCTGCAGGCTGGCGCGGTTCGCATCCTGCCAGCGAGCGACCTTGTCGGCGGAAAGCTCGCGGATGAACTCGGCAACGCGATCAGCAAGCTGGCCGTCCGGCACGTTTTCGAGAGCGAAGCCGTCTTCCCACCAGATCGTCACGGCATCCTTGCCGCCGATGGCGCGTAGGCGGTTCTCCTGGCGCTCCTGCTGGACGATCTCGGTGGCGGTAAGGTCGAGAACCTTGGCTCGATCGAGTTCTGCCTCGTCGTAAAGGCCTGTAAATTGCTCAGGCCAGCCGGCGCGCAGGGCCTGCATTTCCGCACACTTGGCGATCATCAGGCGCGGCATCCGGCACCAGTTGCCGGAGCTGTCCAAAACCTTCTTGCCTGTCGGCTTGCGCTTCCCAGCATCCTGGTCGTAGAGCCATTCGTCAGAGACGGGCGCAAACTCTTCCCAGAACGCTTGGCCGGCGACCTCGTACCAGTCGCCCGACTTCTGGTCCTGCTTCCACAGGTACGTGGTTGCCGACACGATCCCTTGCGGGTTCAAAGGCGAGATCAGGTCCTTGTCTCGGTCGTATTCCGGCGGCTTGTTGGCGGGCCGATAATCACCGCAGCGCTGCGCAATCACGCGCTGGCCGTCACGGCTGATGATGATCGTCATCTTCCGCTTGTCGGCCTTATCCTTGTTGAAAACCATCGGGATGATCTGCCCGAGGAACGGGTCAAGGCCCTTGGCCTTCGCAACCTCCATATAAAGGTTGAACTCGTCGTCGTTCGTGTCCTTGGCGACCGTCGTCTTCACGAGCGCGATCTGCTTCGGGGACATGGTGAATTTTGTGATCTCGTTCATTATCGCCTCCTGACGGACAGGCTGACGGAACCGTTGTCGAGTTCGGCGCCTGGGATTGCTGGTTCATTCTTGAGCGCGTCCGCGAGCGCCCTCTTGTCGAGCTTCGGGGCAGGGCGATCCTGCTCCACCCAGAAGCGGGCCGGGATATCGGCCTCGTTTGTGATGACCACGGCCGCCGCGCGGCGCGTCAGCGATAGGGTCGCGGTGGGCAGCTTGAGAGATGGAAGATCGGCCACGACAAGGGCCTGCTCGATCAGCGCGCGAATCCTGTCCGCACGGTCCTTCTGCATCTTCCTGCGGGCATCGAAGGATGTGATCTTCGCGTCCAGCCCAGTAATCAGAACCTCGCACTCGTCGAGTTCGTCCAGACCAATGCTGATTGCTTCAAGCAGGCTCGTTTCACCTTCGATCGCGTCGGCCACCAGTTCCGCGTCATCACCCGCCCCCTGGTCCTTCAAGCTAGCCAGCAGCTTGCGAGCCGCCTCCATCTGGAGCATCATCGATCGCTCGGCGTTCATCTTCGTCATCAAATCCTCGCCTGCAGCTCGTGCTGCCGTTCGATCTTCATGAGGGTGTGAGCTGTGACGCCGGCGAAGACGGCGATCGAGAAGACAGCGGCCGCAAACAGCAGGGCGCGCCATGCGTTCTGCTTCGCCATTACCGTCCGGGAGGCCTTGGTCTGCGCTTGAGCGCGAGCGGTGAAGCTCTGGAGCGGTACGGCAGCGCTCTTGCACTGGCCGGGTTTGCAGGCGCATCCCTCAAAGGCGCGGATCATGCAGTCACGCATTGGCCTGCTCCCTTAATTCGCGAGAGGTCTGGGCAAGCTCGACGCAGGCCTTGGCTGCCAGTTGCGGCAGGCTGATGCGAAGATTTTCGATCTGTGCTGCAGCTGCATTCAGCTGGTCGCGAAACTCCGCTTCCACGGCGGCAACGCATTCGGCCTTGATGATCGCGTTCGCGCGCTGAGCGTGAGGCATCAGAGCTTCCGACACACGACGGTTGCCATACTCGTCGAACCCGACCTGCATGGACCGGTAGTAATCCGAAGCTGACGCCTTCTTCTGCTCCAGCGTCGGTATGCTGCTGATGAGCGCGTGGATCCTGGAAAGGGTGCTGGCGAGTTCAATGCGAGCTTCGCTCATCGGCTTGCCTCCAATGCTGCGGAGATCTTCGCCGCAACCATGCGCATGCTCTCCGGCGTAGGCGGTAAGCCGCAGGCGGCGTCATCCTGCCAGTGGCGAAGCCAGGCCAGCGCCTCGCGCAGCGCGGCATCCTTGGAAGGGGCATTGGCGCGATTGTCCGCGCGGGCATGCTGGAGCATCATCTGCATGGCAGTCACTCCGCTGCGATCGAGTAGTGGAAGGGGATGGCGGCCGGGAACGGGAAGTCGTCGAAGACGCCCTTCCATTCGAGCGCCTTGCGCTGCTCAGCCGAGTAGCCGACGAGCTGGTCGCGGTAGGGGATGGGGTCCATCAGGTCGAACAGCGGGCCACCGGCGGCCTTGGCGGCGCCAGCTTCGCGCAGCTCGTGGCACTTGCGGACGTACTGCAGGTAGCGGGCGGCGGCCTTGGGAGCGTTCTTGCCGGCAACGTGCAGGCGGCGGATCTTGAAGATAACTTCGTTCAGATCCGCCACGTTCAGGCGAAGTGCGTCGGCGGTGATGTCTGCTGCGGTGTGCATTGCTGCTCCCCATCGGTTGATGAGAAGACTATGCGATAATCGCACAACGAACGCAAGAGCTAATCGTGCTAAAAGCGCACAAATGATTTTAGGCCGCGCTTTGAGAGAATCGATTCGACTCTCTCATCAGCATCTGCTTTCATAGAACGAAAGGAGAACAATATGGGCCTTGCAGTTCTGAAATCAGCCGGGCAGTTCACGCTGCATATTCGCTGCGAGAACTGTCTGCGCGAGAGCATAAAGGAAATCGAGATACCGGTAGGAGACGGCGCACCGCGCGATCCGGACGAGCTGATCGACAGCGTTTATTTGGAAAGCATCCCGTTTCGTTGCCAGCCATGCGGAAGCGCAATCGGCCAGCTGGTCGGGATCACAGGAGGAAATGCAAATGGGTATTGAAAGAGAAGTTTTGGAATTTATTATCGTGCCACCGTACGAGAAGCGCGAAGCCGTCACAGCAGCCAAGGAACAGATGGCAGACTACCTAGGGCGCACGTTTCCGGGCTACAGCTTCAAAGTCGGGCCTTTCGCACCGGTAGGAGAAGAGGATTCGTTCTGTGTCCTGCCGGTCATGAACTTCCTCGGCGCCGACGGGAAGAGCTACATGTGCGAGGAGCCGAGGCGCTGGTTCGTGCAGGAGATCGCGGACGCATGTGAAGCATTCGACCTGCACGGAATACGGCACCGTGCGGCCTAGGTGAACGAGCGAACCTTCGGACTCCACACCGAAGAGAAATCCTGCTTCTATGCCTCCGGGAATGGGGGAGAGCAGTATGGCGGAGCGATGGTTAATTGAGCCGGTGAAAGTAGAGTTCACTGGACGAGACGCAGATGCTCATCGAATGGACGCGGTCCTTCTGGGCCAATCGTTGTCTGGTATGGCTCGAGTTTACAACTCCGTCGGTCATTATCACTTTCACAGGCAGATTAAACCTGCAGCGCATTCAGCAATCAGAGTTCAGGTTGGCCCACCTGAATACGGCTCCATCTTTTACCTCATTTATATGATGATGGTTCACGGGAAGATGGCGGTCTATCCGGAATTACTGTTCTCGTTAGCGGAAACGGCCGTCCCATCCTTCATCAAGGCAATTGTAGCGCGACGCACGGGGCAAACGAAACAAATGGATAGAGCGCTAGATATTATCCAGCAACAGTCCGCCCAGTATCACGAATTAGCTCTTGAGGCGCGCAGGAGTGACCAGCAACTTCGTGAAGGTTTATTGGATGTGGTCAAGACATTGGCCGCAAACAACCGACCTGCGCTTTCGGACATGGCCGCACCGGTGGGGATAACTGTGAATGAGGTGCGGCAGGTACCAAAGCATGCCGATCCTATTGTGATCGACGCCCCGACCGCGGCGGCTTTGCGCTCTAAAGAGGAGATTACAGTGGGCGAAATGGCTACGTTCAGGGGCATCTTCAGAGCTGTCGATACAACAACCGGTGCGTTCCGTATGGAAGATGAAGATGGGAAGGAATTCCGCGGTAAGATCACGGATCCCTCTCTCTTGACTCCCAAAAACTTCTACACGCATGCCCTCGATACTCAGGAGGTCGTTGCCATCACCGCCAAGCCAACCCTCAATGAAGATGGGACAGTGCACCGACTCTTCGTAAGTGACGCCGGAAAGGCGAGCTAGAACCCCGGCATCTCATTCATCACCCTGCGTACGAGCGCGATCACCCGCACGGTAACGCCGTCGTCGGCCTCATTGTCTGGTCGAACGACAATTGGCTTGTGCTTGGGATTGGTTGAACGCGGATGAAATTCGGCGCGGTCGGGGAATAGCTCGAGCTGTTTCACCGACCATTCCCGGAAGTGCCCGCCGTCGCGTTCTCGCTGGACGACAACCACCATGCCCGACCGCAGCTCGACCTCATGGCCTACATCCTCGTAGGCGAGGCATACCAGCCGATCGCCGGCAAAGATCGGGCGAGGGCGTAGATCGTTCATGCTGTCGCCGGCCACGTCGAAAACAAGCTGCCTGGCATTCGGGAATTTCTCGTCGCGGGGCAGGACGATCTCAACCGGCTCGGACTGGTCGAACTCATCGACCTCACGGAATGCGCCGGCCTCCAGCGTCCCGGCGACCCGGCCGACGACAAGCCCAGTCGTCATTGGGACGATTTCTGCGCCTGGAGCGTCTTCACCGAAGTAGGAAGCCGCTCCCGCGACCTCATGGGATTTCAGCTGGCGCTTGCCGCTGACCACCTTGTTGATTGCTGACGGATGCAAACCGAGCGCCTTCGCAAGCCCGGTCTGCGACATGCCGGGCTTCTGAAGGTTATCGATCACCCACTTTTTGTATGGATCTTCAAGCATATGGCATTTTCGCACAGGCGAAATGCTCGGTCTCGTGCGATTGCGGCACAATTTGCTTGACGTGGCGTGTGCGATTATCGCATAGTTCCGTCATGGATACGAACGCACCCGAAAAGCTTGAGCCTGCCGCCTCGATTATCGATCGTTTTGGTGGACCCGAAGCCGTCCAGGCGATCACCGGCGCCGACAGGACGCGAGTGTACCGCTGGACCCAGCCTAGAGAGAAGGGCGGGACGGATGGTGTCATCCCGCTCAAGCCGGCGCAGAAGCTCTGGGCGCACGCGAAGACCAACGGCATCGAGATCCCGGGCGACATGTTCCTTTCCGCCAAGACTGGATCCGAGGTGGCCGCATGAGCGCCGACGGTCAGATCAAAGCGTATTTCCAGCGCTGGGAACGCCTCGAGGGCGAGAAGAAGGCTATCAGCGACGACCTCAAGGAGCTGTTCAAGGAAGCTAAGAGCTTCGGCTTCGATGGCAAGGCGCTGCGCGCGGCTTTCAACCGCAAGGCCAAGCTCGACGAAGGCGATCCGGCGGACGCGCAGTTCGAGATGACTGTCGACACATACCTCAACGCACTGAACGGCTCCCCGCGCGATGCGCGCTTGCGCACACGAGAAAAGATTGAGGAATTTGACGCGGAGACAGGCGAAGTCCTCGACCCAAAGCTCGCCCAGACCGAAGCCGGCCGCGCCGCGCTGATCGCTGCCGTCGATATCATGATCGACCGCGATGAAGCGGACGAAGGGGAGGCCGAAGGTACCGCGTCCGGTCTCCCCACCAATCAGCCGGAAACGGCAGACCAAGCTTCGAACGGCAGCAATGCCGATAGGCCATCGCTGGCAGCGCGCGGTGACGAAGAAAGCGCTGTCTCCATTTCCCCCATTGCTCCGGCCGCTCACGGTGAAGCCGAAGCCCCCAGCGTCGAGCGCGTAAGCCCCGAGGATGACGCCAGTAACGGCAGCACCGACGCCAACACAGGAGGCGATTATGTAGACGCTCAGCAGAACGCGGCAACAGAACAGGCCGGGGCGCTCGTCGATCAGAGCCCGGCCGCCCCCGGCGAAGACGACGATGATGCGGTCGAAATGGAAAGCGTTCCGTTCCAGCCGATGAAGCGGCTGCACTATGCGCACTGCTTCCCCGAGCTCACGAAGGCTGAGCACGATCGCCTGACGGCATCCATTGCGCAGGTCGGCATCGAAGAACCGATCGTCAGGATGCACGACGTCATCGTCGACGGCTGGGCTCGCTACAACATCGCCCGATCTCTCGGCCTGGCATATAGGGTCGTCTCTTACCGCGGCAACGACGTCCTTCTGGACGTGATCGCCTGGCAGCGGGCGGCGCGAGACTTCACGCCGACACAGCAGCGCAAGATCGCGGCCGCGCTGGCGAAGGAAATCCCGCACCGCGCCGCCGACATCATGGCCGCCTTCATTTTCGAAATGGAGGAAGCATGATCCCCATCCTTCGCCCTTCATCAGTAGACGCGATGGTCCAGCGCGCGATTGAGCGCGGCATCGGGCTGCACCGGTCAAATCAGCCTCGCTTCGGGAAGTCGCGATGACCTTCACCAGCTTCGTCATCGCGATCGTCGTGGCCGTCCTGCTCGTCGTCATCGTCGTGCTCTCCATAGCAAGCGCCTTCGAGCGCGAGAAACCCGACCAGATCGACTTCGACCGCGACACCTGGAGATGGCCTCCAGACTGAATTGACGTGCGCTCACCCCGTCCGGTGCACGTCACGGCTGCCGGTCCTTCGCTTCCTCCCTGGGACCGGCAGCCAACACTTTGACTTTCGGGAAGCCACCACGCAGCCGAACGACTACGGCAGCGACGGCTTCACCCAAAGGCTGGAATGGCGCTGACGACACCGGCGGAGTGTCGTCAGCCACAGGGCGCCGAGGCGGCGGGTTGGCCCTGCGAAACGGAATTACGGTTTGCCCAGACGGCGGGCCGGAGACCAAGGGCGAAAGCCCGGCAAGGCCTGGCCCTTGGTCTTTCTCATCATCTCTCCGGTGCATCTGAAAGCTCCTCTGAACAAGGAGATCAGTCGCACAGGAGACGGACAAGGTGTTGTCAGACAGTGACAAGGACTCGGCAAAGAGAGCCAAGGTTATGAGTGACGCTTTTTACGCACAGAACCTTCTGAGAGAGGCATTTCCGGAGCAGCGTTACGGCTCCGTGAAGGGCGCGATCTTCGCAGCCTACCGCTTCGTCAGCCCAATGGTTTCGAAGGATCTCACTCAGCGCAGAATACGCGCGATCCGCGACGGCACAGCCCGCCGCATCGATGCTGAAGAAATGGAAGCCTTAAAGGCCGCTCTACAGGAGGAAAGCCGTCGTGAGCAACGAGAACTCCGTGCCCGTCTGGCTGCGCTGGATGAAAAGCTTGCCGCGTTCGATGCGGTCACAGCTCGCGAGGAAATGGCGGAAGCGAGCCAATAAGTGGGCCGATCGCGCCGAATGGATCATGGAGGACTGACGGTGCAGCAGCTTGCTTTAGACCTCCGGCCTTTGCGCATCCTGATCGGCTGCGAGACGAGCGGCATCGCACGGCGCGCCTTCGCTGCGTTGGGACATGATGTCTGGTCCTGCGACATCCTTCCGGCCGAAGACGGTTCCAACCGGCACATCGTCTGCGACATCCGAGACGGCATCCTGTCCGATGGGTGGGATCTGCTTGCGGTTCTCCACCCGCCTTGCACTCGCCTGTGCCGATCCGGCCGGCGATGGATGAGCGGCCCGGGACAATGGACGCCTCCGAAGCAACTGCCTGCCGGACGTACGTGGGAAAGCATGAAGGACGAGTTCGAGGATGGCATCTCGATCTTCACCGCCTGCTGGAATGCGCCGATTGAGCGGGTAGCAGTCGAGAACCCGGAGATGAATGATCTGGCGCGCGCCCGTATGCCTGCCGATCTTCCTGCGCCTCAGATCGTCCAGCCTTCGTGGTTCGGCCATCCGGAATACAAGGCGACTGGCTGGTACCTGCGGGGCCTTCCGGAGCTCGAGGAAACCGACCGACTGCCGGAACCGGAGCGCGGATCGGACGAGTGGAAGGCATGGAACCGGGTCCACCGGATGTCACCGGGTCCTGAGCGCGCCAGACTGCGGAGCCGATCTTTTCCGAAGATGATGACTGCAGCTGCTGAGCAGTGGGCCGGATATGCGGTCGAGCAGACGAGGGAGGTAGCATGACAGATCCCTCCGAAATGATCGCCTGGCTCGATCGCCGCATCGCCAGCACCTCGACCTGGCTGAAGGATCACGGACGCAGTTCCAAGAAGCCGCGGCCCGAAACAGAGATCGCCACCAAAGAATACGACGTCGCCCGGTTCGAAGAGATCCGTGGCGCGTACCTCAAGGCTTTGGCAAAGAGGGATGCGGCATGAGCCAGACCCGCACCCTACTTGACGGACGCTGCACCATGCATGTCGGCGACTGCATCGATGTCATGCGCACCATGCCGGCCAACTCTGTCGACTGTGTCGTCACTTCGCCGCCTTACTGGGGCCTTCGCGACTATGGTGTGGCTGGGCAGATCGGCCTTGAGCCGACGCTGGGCGAACACCTCGAGGTAATGGTCGAAGTCTTTCGCGAAGTCTGGCGCATCCTGAAGCCGCAGGGCACGCTCTGGCTGAACTATGGCGACTGCTATGCTTCGACACCGAACGGGAAGAGCGCTGAAGCCTACAAGGCAGATGGCAGCGACGACCGGACATTCCGCGACAAGCCCTTTTCGACAGTCGGCCCGATCTACGACCCCAATTACAATCGATCCGCTCGCGGTCACTTCCAGGTCAGCGATCGCCAATCCCGCGTCGAGACCGGCGGGCGTGTGGTTGCCGGCGGCTACTTGAAGCCCAAAGACCTCTGCATGATCCCGAACCGTCTTGCCATCGCCCTGCAGGAGGATGGCTGGTGGGTCAGATCCGAGATCATCTGGCACAAGCCGAACCCGATGCCGGAATCGGTCTACGACCGTCCGACATCGTCTCACGAGAAGATCTGGCTTCTGACGAAGGGGGAAAGCTACTTCTACGATCACGAGGCTATCCGTGAGCAGGTCAGCGGGACAGCACACGCTCGGAAGCCCGGCCCTAACAGTCGGCAGAATGTGGACCGTGTACCTCGATCGAGAAAGTTTGCCAGCGAGGGCGATGCCATGGTCAAGGCCAAGCGCTCTTTCGCGGAGGGCACTGCCGATCTGGTAGAGACGAAGAACTCCCGGAACGTCTGGACCATCGCGCCGAAGGCTTTCCGAGAATCGCACTTCGCGACGTTCCCACCCGCACTGGCCGAGCGCTGCATCAAGGCAGGCACTCCCAAGGCTATCTGCACTTGCTGTGGCGCTTCGAGCGGCTGCGGGCCAATCTGCGAAGTCTTCGGTACCGAGCCCGGTCTTGTGTTCGATCCCTTCGGCGGCGCCGGCACGGTCTCTCTAGTGGCCGAGCAGCTGGGGCTGCGGAGCATCATGGTCGAGCTGAACACAGATTATGCCGATATTGCTGAGCGCAGGATCACGGGCTGGCGGCCCTCGGTCGACGAAAACGAGGTGGCAGCATGAACGCCCTCAAGCTCTTCCGCACCGGTTATAGCGCCAAACCTACTTGGACACGCGGTTGTCAGAGAGGCCGCAATCGCAGCCTCTCCACATGCACCGGTCGTTCAGGCAGAAACACGACCACCGCCGGCGGGCGTCTTGACCATCCACGGCTGGACGGCAGGCTCCTTCATGAGAATGCCCTTCTTCTTTCCGAAAGCACGGACAGCATCTCGCGCCACATTCAGCGGCTTGTGTCCGTCGTGTGCCATGTAGCAGGTCTTGAGAGTGACCTCATGGATGAGGTCACGGTCGCCTTCCGGCCAATCCTCGAGAAAATCGATCGCATCATCGAGCGTGGTTATCTCACGGACGAGGTCTCTCTTCTCTTTCAGATAGACCGGCCTGTCGAACATCTTCGAGATCATTTCTACCTCACTGAAAACGTTGGTGATCAACAAGGAAAGCGCCGCGTTGCAGCGCCAAGCAATAATCTGAGAGCCGCCTTTTGCGACGTCAAGAGCCGCGGCGGTCGATGCGATCAAACTATCGGGAGGTCAATGTTGTGACTTTTTCCGAATCCTACGCCATCTACGGCCCCGACACCATCGCCATCAGCAAAGCCCTGAACATCCCAGAGCATGAGGCAGACCGCCTCATCAATGAGCGGATGGAGCGCCGCTATCGCCGCCGTGCCTACGAAGCCCGCGTTCGTTTCCAGCTCCGCGAGATACGGGAGCGGCACGCATGACCGAGAGCATGACCCGGGAAGAGTATCTGGCCACCGTCTCCATGCCAAAGCGCGGCAACAAGTTCGGCGCGCAGCGGACCGAGCGGGACGGCATCACCTTCGACAGCAAGCGCGAGGCTGAGGTCTACGGAGAGCTGAGGCTGCTGGAGAAGGCTGGCCGGATCTCCGGCTTCGAGCGCCAGCGCAAATTCGAGCTGATCGTCAACGGCGAGATCATCGGCACCTACCGCGCCGACTTCGCCTTCATCGATCACGACCAGGATGGCCGGCTTCGGGTGATCGACGTCAAGGGCGTGATCACTCGCGACTTCCGCCGCGTCAAGAAGATCATCAAGGCAATCTACAATATCGAAGTGGAAGTTTGGAAATGAGCAGGATCAGGTCAATCCATCCTGGCTTGCTGAGCGACGAGGCGTTCATGACGCTGACCGTCGAGCAGCCGGTTGCAATCCCGTTACTACTGGGCCTCTGGATGGAGGCGGACGACGACGGCGTATTCGAATGGAAGCCGCTGACCATCAAGGCAAAGACGCTCCCAGCGCCACTCGTCGATGTAAATGTGCTCCTTGAACTCCTCGTCAGCCTCAACTTTATCCGAAAATTCGAGGCGTCAGGTAAACTTTATGGGGCAATTCGGAACTTTAAGCACTGGCAAAGACCGAAGTTGCCGAAGGTGAAGTGGCCAAAAGGCGACGACATCGCCGCTTATGTTGGCATCGCTTCCCCATCAATTCCCCAGTCCTTACCCAGTGATGGGGAAAACTCTTCGCAGAGGGAGGAGGTAGGAGGGAAGAGGAAGGAAGAAAAACCGAACAGTGGTTTTTCTTCTAGCGCTAGCGCGCAAAAAAAATCTGCCCAATCGAAGTTTTTGGAGGCGATGGACCATGCGTGACCTCATTCCGCAGGACGTGTTCGATCGCCTTCCCGAGCAGTTTCGGATCCGGGCTCGCCAGATAGCGCACCGCGTGACCGAGATCGATCGGCTGTTGCAACCATGCTCGCTCGACGCCCTTCGTGAGGCGGGCCGACGCTTGCACGGGCAGCTTCGCCCGCAGCCTGAGATCAACGTCGAGGACTATGCTCGGGAGTTCAAGGCAGCCTGCGCTGATCTGCCGGATTGGGCCGTGTCGGAGGCGACGAACGACTTCCTCGCCGGCCGCGTCGAAAACCATACCGGCCAGTTCATGCCGACCTGTGCCGAGTTCGCTCGTCATGCCCGGTCGATCATCGCGCCGTTCCGTGGCGAACGATCCGGCCTTCGCCGGGAAGCCGAGAAGCTCTTCGAACGAGCCGAGGACGAGCGGCGCCGGCAGGTGATCGCCCTTGAGCGGCAGGATCCCAAGCACCTCACCAGAATCCGGGAACTGAAGGATCGCGTTCTCAAGGGCGCTCCACGATCGCTGTCAGCGGCCCCGCATTCTCGCATCGCCCCAGAAGAGCAGGCGAGGCTCGATGCCCTCAAGCGCCCCAGGCCGGAACCCGTTTCGAAAATCCCCCAGTCCAGAGCAGGGAGAGTGAAATGACCGAACTCGGAATTATCAAGCACACGCAGCGCAACCGGCACGACCCCGACAATGGCGTCTACGGCGACTGCTGGAGGGCAACGGTAGCGTCATTGCTCCGCTTGCCGATCGATGACGTCCCGCACGTCTGCGATGGCCCAGACGACGGCAAGGCCAGCGAGCGGATGCGGGCCTTCCTGGATACGCAAGGCTGCGCTCTGATCCAGATCCCGTTCAACGGCGAAATGTCGTTGGACCAGGTGCTGGACTATGTCGGCTCGCTACCTGTTTCGGGTGGTCTTCACTGGTGCCTCATGGGCACCAGCCGCACCGGCTGCAATCATGTCGTCATCTGCAAGGGCAGCAAGATCGTCCATGACCCTTCGATCACGCAAAGCGGGATCGTCGGGCCCGCGAACGACGGGCTGTGGTGGGCAGAGTGGATTGTGCAACGGCCAGCATGCGACGTCCTCGCCAAAGTTGAGGAGCAAGCAGCATGATCGTAACAGCCAGACAGTTCAGCAGCGCCGCCGAGATGATGACCGCCGCGGCTGCCGTGCATGCCAAGTGCTTCAAGCCGAAGAACAGGTTCGTCCCGAAGCCCGCGCCGGCGGTTGCGGTACCCCAGCCCACCAAGTCGAAACCGAAGATGCGCGAGCGTATCCCGCTCTGGGAGCGCTCCACCATCCTGTTTGACGCTCACGTCGATGCTTACGCGGCCGACCGCCACATCAAGGCGATGGTTGCCGCTGGACAGATCTCGGTCCTGCAGGAGCCACGCAAAACCATGCCCGAGATTGTCCTCGAAACGCTGGAGAAGTTTCCCTTCGTGACCATGGACGAGGTCCGCGGCGGCAGCCGCTGCCGTCGCGTTGTCATCGCCCGGCACACCTGCATGTACGAGGTGAAGATGCAGCGGCCGGAGAAATCATTCCCGGATATCGGCAGGTGGTTCGGCGGACGTGACCACACATCGGTTCTGCATGCCGTACGCAAGATCGAGCGGATGAGGGCGGACGCATGAACCGCTACAGCGCCTACCCACATCGTGTGCCTGGCGGCGTCGGTTTCTGGGCAATGATCCGGCTCTGCCGGGATGCTAACCCGGCGCCGGTGATGGATGCCGGCGAGAAGCCCAAGGTATTCGCCACCAAAGGCGAGGCGGCGGAAGAGTGCTTGCGCCACATCATGGCCTTCATGAACGGCCGGACGATACGCGGCGAGAAGTTCGACACCGGCGTCGTCAGCCTGAAGGACGTGCGGCGGGCGAAGGCAGACAAGCTGTTCATGGGCGGCGGCCGGACAGTCCAGGTTGAACGGGTATAGGTGAGAGAACGACAATGGCGGTAGTCAGCAAAAAGACGAAGAAGCGGGCAGTTCTGTCCTTCAAGGGGCTGGAGGTGGCGAACAGCGATCTGGAATTTGTGGGGCTGGGCAACCAGCATTCCGAGATGAAGATCATCGAGATCGACAATCCGCATTTCAGCAAGGCGCATGCCGGCGCATCCGGCAATCCGGCAACGGTCAGCGCGGCCCTCAACCTCCGAGAAAGTCCCATCGCGATGATGTTTGCCAAGGGCCATCTGGAGCCGCACCAGCTCCAGGCTGCGAACGAGTTCCGGCGAGTCTGGGAATCGCTCAGCGGGGCAGGGGCTGGATCGTTCGACTATACCCGCGAGCGGGTTGATGGCGGCGGTGCACGCGAGCCAATAAGCGACCGACAGATTGACGCGGGAAAATCGCTGAAGAAGTGCCAGGAGGTGCTAGGCCCGCGCCCGTACGACATCGTCTGCAAGGTGGCCGGCGAGGGGCGGACCATTGCCGAGCTTGGGACGACGAAACGGGAGCGGTATACCCTCGCTGACTACCTCAGGAACGCGCTGGATGATTTGGCTGTGCATTGGGGCCTGCAGAAGCGAAAAACACCACCGAAATGACTATTGGTGGTGTTGTCAAGGGAACCCTTGCACGGTAAGTAGTGAATATGGTGGCGATTTGCGCGAATCAGTCACCCGATCAGCCGCCCCACGAGGCGGCTTTTCCATTTCCAATTATCCGAAGCTGTACGACATAATCATCGGGATTGCGCCCGGCTCAGCTTTCAAACGAGCGCTGCCAAGCGCGCGAAAGTGGTCTACCGGCTTTTTGTGCCCCCACATCGCCTCTGCGGTCCCGCTGATGCGATAAGTACCGCAGTTTTCACAGGCGTATTCGCTATAATCGCCACCGGTTTGCGCAGCCCTCACTGCGCCAGGCCTTTTGCAGACTGGGCAAGCGTCCGGGACTGCAACGGCCTCCAACACTCTAGAAGCGCGATCGATGATGTCTTCGGGGACGGCTGTGCCTTTGATTGCGTCGCTTGCGAGGGTGTCGAAGACAGCCCATTTGGCGGCGTTCACATGGACCGGCCGCGTGGCTGATTTGTTCGCTTCGATGTCCTGTAAGGTTCTTGTCGGGATGCCCATACGCTCGGCGAATGCCGTCTGCGTGAGTGGGACGGACTCTCGCAGTTTCTTAAGTTTATCGTCCGTCATTGAAGATGCTCCAAAACGTTGCTACATTTCGGGAACCGGAGAGGTTGCAGCCCCTCCGGCCCCCGGTTACCGGCCGATGGAGATTGCTACTCTCCACTTGCCGATCCGGACTTGGAAGGTGAGCTTAAAGCTCATGGGTGCCTCCTAGTCCTTCCGAAGCGGGATTGCTTCGGTGAAATTGTTATGCCACGGTTTCCGTGCCTTCGCAAAGAGAGAAAACACGGAAACCGTGGATTTGTTTGAAGCCGTGCGGGTAACCGTGCGGCTTTTCCATTGCAATCGGGAGCCGACAACGGCTTTCCGGTATGGAACATCGCGTGTCGCTGGACGGTTTCTCCTGCAGAGGAGGAGCCGCATGAACCAGAGATCTAGAATACGTTCCTATTGGCCGGCCATTGCGGTGATCGCAGTCATCATCGTTGGCACTGTGCTCGCGCTCTACATCTCGCGAGCTCCATCGGCACCACTGGTTCCGCCGGACCGCGAAGGGACGCAGAACGCGTTGCCTGCCGCGCCCGGTAATCGGGAAGCGTTGCCGGGAACGCCGCGGCCACCTCCGAACCCGTAGTAATCAGGAGGGCGAAAGTTGTGCAGACCAGCTGCTCCGCCGTCCTTCCTGCATAGGCGACGGCCGCCTTTATAGCCATAGTCGGGCAACGGATCTGGGGAAGTCCTCCTAGACAGACGCCGCGCAAGCGGGCCGACTAGGGCAGCGTTCAACGCCCAACCCACGCATCAAACGCGCCACGGTTCTTCATGGCCCTCACCGCGGCGTCCAGATTGAAAGCCGATGGCCTGAAGCGCTGGAATAGCTCAACCGCCTTCGCCAGCGGTAGATCATAAGCAGTCTGGAAAGTCTCGATTGTATACTCGGATATTTTAGTCTGTTGTTCCTCTTCAGCCATGCGGTATCCTCCATCGCAATGCGGAGAATGAATAACCATAGCGTAAGTTCCGCTCCGGATATACTCGTCGGCCAACGGCGCGCTATTTAACGCGCTGGTTGCAGGTTCATACTCGGTTCATCCACATCGGAGCATGGTCGTCTTCCATCAATTGGAAGGCATGAACATGAACAGAATTCTATCGGGCATCGGCGCTGCTGCAGTGGCGCTTGTCATGAGTGTGTCGAGCTTTGGCACTGCGACCGCCGGCCCGATCGTGGGTCATCCGACCCAGATCACCTCGGGGGTTGAGCTCGTGCAGCACCGTGACGACCGGCGGCACCACGCTCGGCCTGATCGGAGGGACCGCAGGGAAATGCGATCGAACAGGCGGGATCGCCCTGGCCACTGGAATGGGCACCGCGGCTATCGTGATGCTCGCAGAGGCTACCGCCGTCACAGCGATGGCTACTACTATGCGCCGTCCGTCTTCAGGCTGATGATCCGCTAAGCAGTCTTGGCTTCAAGTCGAAGCCTTCGATAGCCCCGCACCGGAAACGGTCGCGGGGTTTTCTGCGCCCCTTTGCTTAGGCTGGCAATCAGCTGTGATCTCAGCTGAGTCGCAAGGGGCGTTGAGCGCCACCCGGATGCGAACGTCCCGGGTGGCATCTTCTCAATGACAGTGCGGCACTCCCGCTTTCCGATCCATATGGCAACATTGCCCTGGTGGTGAGTCTTTGCGGCAACCGCCACCGTGAGCCCACGCGGCAGACGAAAATGCCGTAACGAGTGCGATCGTAGTTACTGCTGAAAGCAAGAATTTCAATTTAACCCCCTCTGTTGTAACAGCTGAAACAAGCACGCCGGAAGTGGCGAGTCGATCAGTATCTCAACCGAGAGATGTCTTTGAAACTATAGTATAAGGTTCCCCATGCGACCGTTCCCGCCCGAAGCCATTTTCGGTCTTGACGGTCCAACCTTCATGCCGGCGTCTGAGGTCGGCTCATGGGTAGAGGCCACCTTCTTCGATCCGTCGTCGCCTGTCGCCAATCCCGACCATGAGCATCTGGCGCAGGCGCACATCGGCTTCCTCTGGACCATCGTCGAGAACACCCGCAAGGGCAAGCGCGTGATCGGCCAGTGCGAAGAGGGAAAGCCTCAAGGTGCCATGGGCAAGTGGTCCCGCGCCCGCGCAGAGCAGCAGATCGTCGAGTGGTTCGGATCGACGCCAGATTTCATCATCACGCTGGATGCTGACTATTGCCGGCAGTGTGGAGATGCCGAGTTCATGGCCCTTGTGGAGCACGAGCTCTACCATGCAGCGCAGGACACGGATGACTTCGGCCAGCCGAAGTTCAGCAAGAGCACGGGCCTTCCGGTGTTCACGGTACGCGGACACGACGTTGAGCAGTTCGTCGGTGTCGTCCGACGGTATGGTGCAGATGCATCAGGCGTCCGTGAGATGGTCGATGCAGCCAACCGTCCGCCTGAGATCGCCCGTGCCAGGATCGAACACGCGTGCGGGACGTGCCAGTTACGTGTCGCCTGAAACCTTGATGGCAACTTGATAGAACGATGGCAAAAGCGAAACTCACTCGCGAGCAGCAAACCTATGTGGTCCAAGCGCTCGCCTGCTTCGACACGCCTTCGGTTGTGGTCGCCTCAGTCAAAAAGGATTTCGGCGTCGTTCTGAGCCCCCAGCTGGTCGAAACGTATGACCCGACTAAGAAGGCGGGGCGCAATCTCGCTGCTCGCTGGCGTGCTCTGTTCGAAGAGACCCGCAAGACGTTTCTGGAAGACACCGCCTCGATCGCCATCAGCCATCGGGCTGTTCGGCTTCGCGCTCTCCAGCGCATGGCAGACAAGGCAGAGACGAGCGGCAACATGGTGCTGGCCTCGTCGCTCCTGAAGCAGGCAGCCGAGGAAGTCGGCGGAAGCTACACCAATCGGCGCGAGCTGACAGGGAAGGATGGAAAGGACTTGCCGGTGCCAGTGTCGCCGGTGACGATCTTCCAGTTGCCCGACAATGGCAGGAGCTGAGCAGGGCGCGGCAGCCCAGACGATCATCCGGCCGCAACCGGGCCCACAGACAACGTTCCTCGCTTCACCGGCTGATATCGCGATCTATGGCGGGTCGGCAGGCGGTGGGAAGACATGGGCACTCCTTATGGAGCCGCTGCGCCATATCGCCAATAAGCAATTCGGTGCCGTGTTCTTTCGGCGGTCGACAGTGCAGGTTCGGAACGAGGGCGGTCTGTGGGATGAGAGCGAGAAGCTCTATCCTGCCATCGGCGCGGCTCCGAAGGAGCATGTGCTGCAATGGAGCTTTCCGTCCGGCGCGTCGGTGTCATTTGCACACCTGGAACATGACAAGACGGTCCTGAACTGGCAGGGCTCGCAGATCCCGCTCATCTGCTTCGACGAGCTCACGCACTTCAGCGCCAAGCAGTTCTGGTACATGGTTTCGCGTAACCGCTCGATGAGCGGCGTTCGGCCATACATCAGAGCAACCTGCAATCCGGATGCTGATAGCTGGGTCGCCGAGTTCATCAGCTGGTGGATCAACCCGGACACTGGCTTGCCAAGCCCGGAGCGGGCCGGCGTCCTTCGCTGGTTCGTCCGTATTGGTGATGCGCTGATCTGGGGTGACAGCCCGCAGGACCTGGCGCACTACACCGCTCCGAACGAGGATGGAGTAGACGCGCCGATCCCGCCGAAGTCGGTGACATTCATTCCGGCCAAGCTCAGCGACAACCGCGCGCTGATGGCTGCCGATCCGAGCTATCTGGCAAGCCTCATGGCATTGCCGACGGTAGAGCGGGAACGGCTCCTCGGTGGCAACTGGAAGATCCGCCCGGCTGCTGGCCTCTACTTCCAGCGCGCCTGGTGCCAGGTTGTCGACGCTGCTCCGCACGATGTCCGCTGGGTGCGAGGATGGGACTTGGCGGGAACGCCGAAGACAGAGAGCAACGATCCGGACTGGACAGCTGGCACACTGATGGGGAAGACGCCGGACGGTCGGTATTTCATTGCCGACCATCGGCGCGATCGGCAGTCGCCGGCTGGCGTCGAGCGGATGATCAAGAATACGGCCGAGGGCGACGGACGGCAGGTCTCGATATCACTGCCTCAGGATCCCGGGCAAGCTGGCAAGAGCCAGGTTGCGACGTTGACAAAGATGCTGGCTGGTTTCAGCGTTCGGTCATCGCCCGAGAGCGGCGACAAGATCACACGCTTCAGCGGCTTCTCGGCTCAGGCAGAGGCGGGCAATGTATTCGTGATCCGCGGCCGCTGGAATGACGACTGGTTCACGGCTTTGGAGAGTTTTCCGGAGGCAGCGCATGACGATGACGCCGACAGCACGAGCCGGGCGTTCAACGCGCTCATCTCCTCGCCGCCGGTGACCACTACAACCACGGTGAAGGGGCTGTACTGATCATTGGGATTCAGGCGTCTCCGACAATCACGGTGATGATGCCGCTGCCACCGCAATGAGGGCAATCCTTGCCGCTCTGCTCACCGGAGCCGCCGCACGCGAGACAGATTCCTTCGGCGGACTGCTTCGAACCCGGTTCAGTCTCATCACCAGGCAGCAGCTTCGGGTTCTCATTGATGGGTTGTCCACTGGCTGTCATCGCCATCTCCGGTGCTTCACGCAGGCAACAAGCGAGCGGCCGGCAATGTTCCGGCTATACGAGGTTCTAATCCTTATGACCGATGCCGTTGAGACAAAGCACCCGCTCTACATCGACCGGGCGGATGAGTGGTCGCTCATGCGAGACACCACGGCCGGCGAGAGAGAGGTGAAGGGAGCGGGGACGCAGTACTTGCCGCAGCCCTCGGGCTTCTCAGCGCAGGAAGATGGCGGCAAGGCATTGTACGACGCCTACCAAAAGCGGGCGCAGTTCCCGGAGATCGTCCACCCGACGGTCCACGGCATGGTCGGTGTCATTCACCGAACCGAGGCGCAGATCGAGATGCCGTCCGCCATGCGGGCGCTGTGGGAAAAGGCGACCAAAGACGGATTGCCGCTCGAGGCACTGCATCGTCGGATCACTGCTGCGCTGCTGACCACCGGTCGCTATGCATTGTTGGCCGATGCCGCCACGGAAGGTTCGGACCTGCCGTGGCTCGCCGGCTACTCTGCGGAGGCCCTCATCAACTGGGCAGATGATCGGACGATGTTCGTCCTCGACGAGAGTGGCTTGAAGCGTGAGGGCTTCCGCTGGGAGCGGGAGCAGCGGTTTCGGGTACTGGAGATGCGGGAGGGCAGTTACACCGTCCAGACCTATACCGGCACCGAAAGAACGCCTGGTCCGGTGGTGACGCCATCAGGGAGGGGCAACACCAAGCTGACCGAGATCCCGTTCGTTGTCATGGGCGCGCGGGATCTGTCGGTGTCTCCTGAGCTGCCGCCACTGCTTGGAGTCGCTCGATCGGCCATCGCTCTCTACCAACTCTCGGCAGACTACCGCTGGCAGCTGTTCATGACCGGGCAGGAGACGCTTGTTGTCATCAATGGCGATCCACCGTCTGCCGTTGGGGCAGGGGCAGTCATTGCCATCAAGCAAGGAGACCAGCAGGGCACGCCAGACGTGAAGTATGTGGGCCCGGCCGGCACTGGCATTGCCGCGCATCGCACTGCCATCCTCGACGAACGGCAAAACGCGGCTCAGTCTGGCGCCAGGCTGTTCAACAGCAGCGAGAGCAAGACAGCGGAGAGCGGTGACGCGCTGCGCATCAGGTTCGCTGCCGAGACGGCCACGCTTACGTCCATCGCGCTCTCCAGCGCCCAAGGGCTCGAGAAGGCTCTCCGGCACATCGCTGTCATGATCGGGCAAAGTCCCGATGCGGTGACAGTGAAGCCGAACCTATCGTTCGTTGACGCAACGCTGACGCCCGAGCAAGCGGCTTCGCTCGTCTCGCTCTGGCAGAACGGCGCAATTGCCTACGAGACGCTCTACGAGAACCTGCAGCGGGGCGAGATCGCCAGCGCCGAGCGGGATCACGAGGCGGAGTTGAAGCTCATTGATGAGGAACGGTTTGGCAGCGAGGAGGAGCGGGAGGCGGCGTTAGCCTAGCCACCCTTTATCACGGTGAGCGCCGACCCGATCGCAAGCCCGACCAGATGAGAGACGGCCGCTCCGCGCGCTTCCGAGGCAGTTTGGCTGGCTGCCTCTTTTAGCTTTGTGCCAAGCGGTTGGTTAAGGCCTTCGGGCTGTGAGCCTAGGGCTGCAAAGCCATTTTTCGTGAGAGCGACTCCGAACGCGTTCATCTCGGTCTCTTGCTCGAACGTGACGAAACCTTCGGTTCGCAACCATAAAAGCAAATCATCAAAGGTTTCTTCGGGATCGAAACGGGGCTGAACGCGGGTCTTTGACGAGACATCCAGATAGTTGAGATCGATCCGCTTCGGCCAGTTGTCGAAAAGCTCGCCGAGGATGTGAGCCGTCCAAGCGTTGCCAGCCTCACGATTAGATACGACGTCCATGATGCGCTCCACCGCCCCGGTACTGGAGCGCTTACGCCGCACAATAGCGCGGCATCTCATCCGAAAGGAAGACCCTGGATTGGAAGCAGACGACAGAGAGCCTGCCGGACGGCTGTGCCGCAGCGTGGCATGCAATGGTCGAAGGCAAAGCACTTGCCGGCATCTTCCGGCTCATGTCCGGTGACACCCACATGCTCTGCTATCAGGTCATGGGTGACCCGATGCCCACCGTCGAACGCTTCCCTAGCGTGGAGCTCGCGCTTGAACGTGCCAACACCGTTCTAAGCACCCGCGTCTGCATGCCTCGCTAGAACATCCGTCTTCGCAATGCCCCACCCGGCCGCCAGTGAGCGGCCTTTTTCATTGGAAGGAATAAGCCAGTGGCTTTGAAAGCAATCATCGATAGCCTCGACAGTGTCGAGGAGCAGCACCGCTCGCTCTACGAGGAGAAGGACGGCAAGTTCGTCCTCGCCGTCGAGGGCATTGAATCCCATCCCGGCGCTGCGGCTCTCAAGGCTGCTCTTGACCGCGTCCGCGGAGAGAAGCGCACCATCAGCGAAAAGTTGACGGCCGCCGAAAGCCGGTTGGAAGGTCTGCCCGACGAGTTCGACGTCGACGCCTATGAGACCCTCCGCACCCAGGCAGAAGGCAAGGAGCCGCCCAAGGTTGACGAGCGCCTCGAGCGCCAGAAGACCGAACTGGAAAAGAAGCACGGGATCGAGAAGGCAAAGCTCGAGCAGCGCAACGCCAAGCTGGACGCCACGCTGCGCAAGACCCTGATCGACGATGGGCTCACCAAGGCGTTGATCGCTGCAGGGGTTTCCAAAGACTTCCTGCCGGCGGCTAAAGCACTGCTCAAAGAGCGAGGTGCGGTGAAGCTGGTCGAGGAAGACGAAGAATTCCACGTCTTTGCGGACGATGGCGTCGACGAGAGAACCCCGCTCATGAAGTTCGTCTCCGACTGGTCCGCTGACGAGGGCAAGCACTTTGTTGCCAAGGCCACCGGTGGCGATGCCAAGGGCGGCGACGGCAGGACGTTTGCCGACAATCCTTGGGACAGCAGCAACGGAAAGAAGCCGAACCTGACCAAGCAGCAGCAGCTCATCCAGGAGAACGCGGCAAAGGCTCGCCAGATGGCACAGGCCGCCGGCGTCACTCCGAACTGGTAACATCCGGCGTCAGTGGCGCCACCATAGACGAGGTCATGCCCAGTGGGGTGACCGAGACCAAATCATCCCACATCCTCCAAATGACAGGAGCCTCGACATGGCAACCACTCGCCTGAGCGACGTCATCTATGGCCCGCTCTTCCTCCCCACGACGATCCAGCGCATTGCCCAGCTCTCGCGCATCCGCAATTCGCCGATCGTCTCCACCGACGCTGAACTCCAGCGCTTCGCCAACGGCCCGGGCGACCTCGTCCAGATGCCATTCTGGAATGACCTGACCGGCAACTCCAACGTCTCGACGGACGATCCGGCCCAGACGGCCACGCCGAACAAGCTGACGCAGGGCCAGGACATGGCCCGCAAGATCCGCCGCAACAACGGCTGGCAGTCGGCAAACCTCGTCGCGTCCATGCTCGCGGAAGATCCGCTTGATGCCGTGGCCCAGCTCATCGCTGAGTATTGGGTCCGGGAAGAGCAGCGGATCATGGGCGAACAGATGCGCGGCGTGTTTGCTTCGGCAGGCATGGCGGGCAATGTTCTCGACGTCGCATCGGAAGACGGCGCCGTGTCACCCGTCAACCTGGATGCCGAGATCGCGGCCAATGCCTATGCTCTCCTCGGCGAGTACGGCACCACGCTGTCGGCGGTCCTCATGCACTCGCGGATCTTCTACAATCTGCGCGCTGCCCGGGCGATCGAGAAGTTCAAGGATCCGGCAACGGGCCTGGACTTCAATATGTGGGACGACAAGATCGTCTACGTGTCCGATCAGTGCCCACGTGAGGCAGGCGACACCTCCGGCTTCAAGTATACGTCCTACCTCTTCGGCAGTGGTGCCATCGGCTATGCCGAAGCCACTGGTGAGGGCGGACCGAAGAAGCCGGTCGAGATCGACAGCGTAGCTGCTGCCGGCAACGGTGAAGGTGTCGAGACGGTCTGGTACCGCCGCCACTGGGTCATGCACCCGCGCGGTATTTCCTTCAGCGGTACGCCCGCTTCGGCATCCGGCGTGACCGATGCCGAGCTCGGCACTGGCGCGAACTGGACCCGGGTCTACGATCCGAAGCTGGTCCGCATGGTCGCCGTCGTCACGAACGGCTGAGGCAGGGGCTCCGGCCCCTCTCCATCTCACCCCCTCAATCTGGAGAATGACAATGAACGATCATCAGAATGATCCGCTTCTGGCGGAGGCGATCGCACGTCGCGACGAAAGCCGCGCGCAGATTCTGCGCTCCCGCGCCAACCGCCTCGGTGGCTCCACTGCCGTCGACCGTCTCGCCAATGCCTTCGACAAGATGGCAGAGCAGGCGGAGAAGGCTTCTCGGGAATCCTCAACTGCTCTCTCGAGCCTTGAGCCCGTGAAGCCGGACCCGGAAGGCACCAGCCGTCAGCTGGCCGACACCGAGGGCAACTTTGCCGCCAATGCTGAAGTCGCTGCCGTTGGTGGTATCGGCATCAAGGCCAGCAATACCGATGTCTCCACCGGCAATCCGGCGCAGACGGTCCAGCAGGCCGGCGAGGCTGTCATGCCCGGCGCTCAAAAGATCGTCGGTGATCAACCTGGCGGCGGCGGCGCGAGCACTCGCACGACGGAAACCGACGGGACCCACACCGCAGTGCCCATTCCGGACAACTGGCGGGAGCTCACATGGCAGGAACGCCGGTCGCTCGCTTCCAAGCTCAGTGACGATCCGATCAGCAATGGCGAGGAAGCCAATGCTGCGATCGAAGCTGAGCTGAAGCGCAGGGGCTAGTAGGAAGGCTTGGCCTGATGAAAACCGGGCCAAGCCCTTTACTTCTTTTTGCCACCCTTACCAGGGCGCTGGGTTAATGCGGAACCAGCTGCCGTTTTTGCGTCCTTCCCGCTGCGTCCTTCCCGAAGCACTTTTGATGCGCTTCCAGCGTTCTTCTCAGTCACTTTATTATTTGGCGAGCTTTTGGTTTCCCGCGGTGGCTTTTTTGGCATACTGACTTCCCAGCGGAGGCAATAATGGACACTAACGCCCTTTCGGAAGTTCTCAAGTCCGCACGGCAAGATGTTCTTCAGGAAATTTTGCGGGAGTCTGAGGCTCGTCTCCACGCTCAATTGCAGGCAGCAATAGCCGCTGATCAGCGTGCAATGACCTTCTTGGGCTTTCTGCTGACGCTTGTGGTCTTTTTTCTAACAGCAGCGCTGGCGACTACGACAACAACCACCCCAAATGTCGCGATCATGAATTTGGCGGCGACCGGAGCTATCGGCACAGGGGCGGCTTCTATATTAGCCTTCCTTGCCACCAGACCCGTCAATTTCGACTTTGTTGGTAACGATCCTGAACAGTGGATCGAAGACATCAGCGCAAATATTGAACTTCACGCCGCGATCGCAGCTCAGGTTGCGTTTTATAACGAGATGTTGCTAGCGAACCGCAAGACAATGAAACGGAGCGCGCGTCTCCTCACTGCGGCTAGCTTCCTAGCTCTAGTGACAATTGCTGTAACCGGATGGATGGCTATGCCGATCATCTGGCCCGCGTAGTCATTTCTTCTTCGACGGGCGTTGTGTCAGCGCTGAGCCGGCAGCTGTCTTTGAGTCTTTACCAGTCCGGTCGTCTTTCAAGACTTTGGACGCGGCGGTGCCAGCCTTCTTGCTTGTAGTTTCGCCGCCGCTTTTAGATGACTTAGCCATTTTACTCCCCCCGGGTTAGGAGGGCAGCCTGCTCCCAAATGCAAATTCTTGCAATAGGGGGCAGTTTGCTGCGTTCGGAGCACTTCCATGACAACGATAGCATACAAGAACGGCGTCATGGCCGCAGACAGTGGCTCGTGGATGGGTGATGCTTCCCATGGTTGGGCCGAAAAGCTCGCTAAGGGACCTGACGGCACGCTCTACGGGGTTGCGGGAGGGGCACCGGAAGCAATGGGCTTCTTGGACTGGGTAAGAGCGGGCGCTGACGCAGAAACCATGCCGCGAGCGGAGGCGTTGCCAGATGGTGGCAGTACCTTCATCGTGCTTGCCGTTTCCCCGAACGGGCCAGTCCGCATCTTCTGTGCCAAGGGCATTGAAACCTACCAAGCGCCATACTTTGCGATTGGGGCAGGCTCTGCAACGGCGTTTGGCGCGCTTTGGGCTGGAGCAAGTGCAGCTGACGCCATCGAGGCGACTAAGGAACATGGTTCTGGCGCGCATGGCCGCGTGTTGACCATCTCGCACGAGGGCTGACATGAACCACTACGGCAACCCAGAAGATGCGCTGACCTACCACGACGCACGAGGCAATGCGGCATGGACTGCTGCTGGTGTCGATGATGCCAAGCGCACTGCTGCGTTGGTGCGTGCTTCGCAGGCTCTCGATGCCCTCTACGGCTCACGGTATCCCGGCACTATTACCGTGGCAGCTCAGGATCTCCTTTGGCCGCGCGCTAACGTGATCTGGCGCGGCGACGATCTGGCCGCCGACGTTGTGCCGGCGCCGATCGAGAAAGCCACCTATGAGTTTGCCCTTCGGGAACTGGTGAAGCCCGGATCGCTCGCACCGGACGTGGCCGCCGGACCGCAGAAGGTGCTGACAGAGGTCAAGGGCGTGAAGTGGAGCGTCATTGATGGCGCGTCCGCGAAAGCCGCTCTGCCGATCGTCGATGGTCTCCTTGCGGAGATCCTCACGCAGACGCCAACCGGCACCACCGTCACCACGCTGGCGAGGTTCTGATGTCCGAAGATTGGAAAGCGATCGCAGGTGAATTGGCTGACGCCATCCGCTCGGTCTCCGACGTCTCCCAGCCCAACGGTTACCCGGTGACGCTGCGAATCCCCGGCGCTGGCATGGTGACTGACCCTGCTACTCCGTGGAACCCGACGCCGGCCCCGCCGACATACAAGACGCTCTACGCCGTCGAGGGGTTTCAGGAGATCAGAGACGCATCCGGCACGCTGATCGGTCAGACGCGCCACACGCTGACCGTGACGGCTGATCCTGATGCCGTACCGATGAAGAGCTATAGCGTGGCACTCGGCATTGCGGCTGCGGACGCTGACGAGGAAAGCGGGTGGGTGGAGATCCTGGAGGTTCGTCCTCTCGCTCCGGCCGGCATCGCCGTCCTCTATGAAATCGATCTGGTCAACTGACCACCACCCCGAGAAAGGAACGTGACATGACGAAGATCAAGGTGAAGGTCATCCGACCATTCGAGCGCTACAAGATCGGTGACACGCCGGAACTGTCGTCGCTCAAGGCCTCGACGCTGGGGACGCTCGGCCTTGTGGAGCCGGCCACCAAGACTGCGGAGAAGCAGATCGCCCGGGTTGACCAGGCCAAGCCCGCAGCATGACTTTCGAAGAACTCCTCAGCACCTATGAGCCTCGCCTCGCCGCAGCGTTCCGAGAGGGCGTGGAAGCCATCAAGTCGGGCATCGTTCTGCAGCGGGTTATCGAACGGCTCGAGCGTCGGGACTTGGATGGCGCCATTGAGACCATAATGCTGGAACCGGAGGCGTTCTCTGCGCTCGACATCGCGCTTCAGGAGGCATTCAACGCCGGCGGGATCAATGCCGTGGGTGAATTGCCCACTGTGCGAGATCCTGAAGGTGCCAAAGTCGTCTTCCGCTTTGGCGTCAGGAACCCAGAGGCAGAGGCCATCCTTCGCGAGCTGTCGTCATCGATGGTGACGCACATCGCGGAAGATCAGCGCCGGGGTGTTCGATACGCTCTGGAGCAGGGGCTGATCCGGGGCGCCAACCCTCGCCAGACGGCTCTTGATGTGGTTGGCAGGATCAATCGTGTCACGGGCCGCAGGGAATCTGGCGTGATCGGCCTCACGCAACGCCAGATCGAATACATCGAGCGTGCCAGGCAGAACCTTCTCTCCGGAGACCCTGACCTGATGAAGAAATATCTTGACCTCACGACGAGGGACAAGCGCTTCGACCACACCATTGCGAAGGCCATGCGCGAGGGCAAGCCCCTGAAGGCTGAGGAGATGCAGCGGATCATCGGTCGGCTGAACGACAACAATCTCCGCCTTCGTGGCGAGATGGTCGCTCGCACCGAAACCATGATGGCGCTCGGTTCTGCTCGAGACAATGCCATCCGCCAGCAGATAGCCGCCGGCAAGATCGAAGCCCAGGACGTGACGAAGATCTGGCGATCGGCAGGCGACAGCCGGGTAAGGCATACCCACCGGGCGCTGAACAACACTGGGGTTCCGGTTGATGGCGTCTTCATCAGCTCGTCAGGGGCTGCCTTACGGTACCCAGGAGACCCAAGGGCACCAATCAACGAGATTTCCGGGTGCAGGTGCCACGTAACGTACAAGGTTGGCTACGCGGATGCTGTGGTGCGCAGGTTCCGCGCTGAGGCTGCCTGATGACCAAGCTGTCGTTCTCTGCGCGAGTGGCGGCCTTCGCTGAGATGGTGCCGGGCGCCATTGAAGCGGTCTTCAAGGAGAGTGTGCAGGAAGTTGTCGAGGAGATGCAGAAGCCAGTCGGGCAGGGCGGGCGCATGCGCGTCGACACTGGTTTCCTCCGGGCCTCCCTGATGGCATCAACAGCGGCCATGCCCAGGATCAATTTGGGATCTCAACCTGCAGACGGCGGAACCTACTCTGCTGATTTCGGGCAAATCGAAGCGGTGATTGCCGGTGCCGACGTCCACGACACGCTGTACTTCGGCTATACAGCCGCCTACGCAGGCCATCGAGAGTTCGGAAGCAATGGGCAGGCTCCCGACGCATTCGTGCGCTCAGCTGCTCAACAGTGGCAGGGGATAGTCGAGAGGCAAGCGGCCGACCTTAAGCGTCGTCTCGGTCTCTAGCCTCGTCCGATCGCTTCACAAGGGCAGCCTGGAGCGTGAACAGCACCTTCCGGGCGGTGGCGAGAACATTGCTGCCGAACTCAGTCTCGCCACTCTCTTTGGCAAGCAGTATCCACGCTTCGTGAAGCTTGGAATGGACCTGCTCGTCGGTGAGGGGTGGCTTTTCAGACATCGATAGGGATTTACACGAATGGCCACTGGAGTGGAAGCGAACATCTTCGCGGCGCTGTCCAGCCGGTTGTCGAGCCTCGTCCTCAATCCGACGCTGCCGATCTCCTGGCCGAACTTGGAGTTTCCACTGCCTGGGCAGACGAAGCCGAAGGAGTATCTGGAGGTCAACTATCTGCCGAACCGGACGAACACCCGCACACTTTCTGCGGGTCGCCAGCAGCACCGGGGCATCTTCCAGGTCTCCGTCCACCATCGCGATGGCGCTGGTATGGTGAAGCCGCTGCAGATCGCAGATCAGATAACCGCTCACTTCCCGCTCGGGCTCATTCTCGACCAGAGCGGCGTCCGCGTGAAGATCTACCGCAAGCCCTACGCCATCCCACAGCCGCCCCAGAACGGCTCCCTGATGGTCCCTGTCACCGTGGAATACGAGACCTTCCAGCCATAAAGGAGCACTGCCGTGGCTATCACAACAGCAACCGGCGCCATCTACTCGATCGGCGCAGTCACCCAGATCGACTACACCAATGATGCAACGGCCCTTGCGTCCTTTGAGGCGATCACTTGGATCCCCATCGGTGAAGTCGAGGATGGCGGCGAAATCGGAGACGAATCTTCCGACGTCACGTTCCAGTCCCTCAGCGACGGCCGTGTCCGCCACCTGAAGGGCGCTCGCGACGCCGGCACGCTGGCGCTCGTCGTTGGCGATGATCCGCTCGACCCGGGCCAGATCGCGCTCCGGGCAGCCGAGCAGACCAAGTTCCAGTACCCGTTCAAGATCGAATATGAGGATGCGCCAGGCCCGACCTATGACAACAGCGTGGATTACTTCCTCGGTCTGGTCATGTCGGCTCGCAAGCAGGTGGGAAGCGGCGACAACGTCTTGAGGCGCTCCTTCAACATCGGCATCAACACCGAGATCCTCACCGTCGACACCGAAGTCCCCACGCCCTAAGGAGCGCCCATGTTCGATATCTCCACCTTCGAGACGTTCGACTTCGATCAGGTCTCCGATCTCGAAATCATGCACCCTGTCACCGGCCAGGCTACTGGTCTGGTGGTCGGGGTTCGCTCCTACCGCTCGGAATCCGTGAAGGCGGTCCAGCGCCGGCTCGGCAATGCTGCCATCCTGGCGAACAAGAAGAACCCGAAGCGGGCAGGGACGGTCGAGGAGGTCGAAGAAAAGACTAACGAGATCGTTGCGGCCGCTGTCGCGCACTGGAACATGAAGGATGGCGGCAGGGATGTGCCCGCCACGCCGGAAAGCGTGATGAAGATCATCAGCCAGCCGCGGTTCTTCTTCATCGCAGAGCAGATAGATGCTCGGGCTGATGAGGACGCCCGTTTTATGACGCCCTCGCAGAAGAGCTAACCGACTTCGCGAGGGCAAGCTTCCTCCCGAGACGGAAGAACGAACCAGCCCCGGAACTGGCAGAAGACCTGCTCTACGTCTGGGACTGGTTCATCGACCTGCACAACGCTCGCCAGTCTGGCTTTTCAGCCAACCCCATCCCCTACAGCGAGATAGACGCCTACCGCCGCATGACGGGCGCGGTGATGACCTCATGGGAGATAGCGACCCTTCGGAAGATGGATGTCGCCGCTCTCTCGGTCATCAACAAGACCGGCGGGCACAAGCGGGAAGAGGCAACCGATGCCGATGTGGCTGACGCAAAGCTTCGCATCCGCGGGGCGGCGGTGAAGGGTCGCCGCGTGGTGAAACGAGGGGCTACGGCTTAAGCAGGTAGTCGGTCAGTTCTCGGTCCAGCTTCGAGCAGGCCTCTTTCGTCGCCATCGTGAACCCTGAGGTGCTCTCCAAGGGCTTCTCCTGGATGTCCTTCGCGGCTTTGTCGACTGAAGCTTCGGCGTCCGGCATATCGTACTTCACCGCGACCTTTCGAAAGGCATCGGTCGCCTTCCGGAAAAGCTCTGGCTGGTCATGCCGCTTGTTGCATTCGTCGGCAATGACGAAGCTGAAAGCGATCTCGTTGAACTCCTTCTTCTGCTCTGGCGGCAGGTTCTGCACTTGAGCATGGGCCGGGCCGGCTACAGCGGCCGCTAAGATCATCGAAACAATGCGCATACGTGACCCTCCTGGTTAAGAGCCGGGAAGATGGGGGTGTGCGACCAAAAGGTAAAGCCAATGGCAGAGCTGGCCTCTCTCGGGATCGAAGTCCAAGCGAAGAACGTTGACCAGGCGTCTTCCAAGCTCGACAAGCTTTCTGGCGCTGCAAAGCGCGCTGAGGCTGCCGTCGACGGGCTGGGGCCGGCCGCATCGAAGGCGGGGCAGATGGCCGCCAGAGCGGCGGATGAAGCCACTACGGCACTCAATGCCGAGGCCGTAGCTGCGAACAGGGCAGCAGGGGCAATGCGGCTTCATGCCCAAGCAGCAAACCAGAATTCTCGAGGCATGGGCGCGGCGTCGATGAACGTCGGGAACCTAGCGGCACAGTTTCAAGATATCGGGGTCTCTGCCGCGATGTCGATGAACCCACTCCAGATAGCTCTCCAGCAAGGAACGCAGATCAGTGCCGTCCTTGGCCCTATGGGTGCGGCCGGTGCGCTCCAGGCCTTAGGGAGCGCGTTCCTTGCTGTCATCTCGCCTGTGGCGCTGGCAACTATTGCCTTCGTCGCTCTCATCGCGGCCGGTCTGCAGATGGTCGACTGGCCGAAGGCCGCGGGATCTGCCTTGCGCGGTGTTGCATCCATCTTGGATGAGATCGCGCCCTACGCCGTGGCTGCGGCTGCCGCTCTGGCGTTGCTCTACGCTCCAGCCATCATCGGAGGCGTTGTAAGTCTCATCGCACTGCTAGGGCGGCTGTCGACGGCTGCCTTAACGCTTGCAGCTTCATTTGCGATCGCCAACCCGGCTAACGCGTTCATCATTGGCCTAGTCGCGGCGGTGGCAGCGGCAGACATCTTCCGAGAAGAACTCGAGCAGATCTTCGGTTTTGATATCGTCAAGTCCGCGAAAGACGGCGTGAATAGCATTATTGGAGCCTTCGTAGGTGGCTATGACGCGCTGAAAGCAACGTGGAAGCAGTTACCTGGGGCTCTTGGTGATCTTGTGTTTCAGGCGGCGAACGGTGTCATCGCTGGGGTGGAAGCGATGATCAACGGCGTGGGCGCGAAGATCGATGAGTGGATCAACTCCATCAATGCAAAGATGCAGTCTCTGCCGGAGGCTGTTCGCCCTGACTGGCAGATCCCGACAGTAGGGACGGTTTCCCTCGGCGGCATAACCAATCCGCATGAGGGGAAAGCAGCTGGGGTCATGGGCGCCGCGCAGGCAGCCTACGATGGGGCGCAAGGCACAGACTACGCCGGGCAGGCCTTCGACTACATCGGTCGCGGCGCATCCGCTGCAGCCGATAAGGTCAAGGCGCTTGCCGGCTGGATCGAGACCGTTGACGAGAAGGACAAGAAGAAAAAGAAGGGCGGAAAGTCCGAAGCCGAGAAGTACTCCGACATCGTGGACGGCGCCAACCGTCGCATCACCTCGCTTGAGGCTGAACGCGCTGCTCTCGGTATGACCGAAGAAGCTGCCGCGGCTCTCCGCTACGAAACTGACCTGCTCAACCAGGCGCAGCAGAAGGGCATCAACCTAACTGAAGCCCAGAAGGGCGAGCTGTCCGCTCTCGGATCGGTCATGGCCTCAATCGAGTTCGCCACGAAGAAGGCGAAGGAGGCGATGGAGTTCGCCAAGGACGTCTCCCGCGGCTCTGTCGATGACTTCGTGTCTGGTCTGGCCAGCGGGGAAGGTGCTTGGAGATCGTTCGCAGACGCTGCGATGAATGCCCTCAACAAGATCGCTGACAAGCTGATGGACTCCGCCTTCGACAGTCTCTTCGGGGGTGGCGGCGGGCTTGGGAGCCTTGGCGGGCTCTTTGGTGGGTTGTTTGGGGGTGGCGCTGGCAAGTTTCCGGCTGCCCCTGTCGGTCTCTTCGCCTCTGGCGGCTATACCGGTGGCGGTGCGGCTCACCAGGCCGCCGGTATCGTGCACGGCGGGGAATTCGTGTTCTCGAAGAAGGCGACTGATCGTCTCGGCGTTGCCAACCTCAATAGCATGCACAAACGGGCCAAGGGCTATGCATCCGGCGGTCATGTAGCCCCGGTCATGCCTGCGAACTCGAATGGCCCGGCGTCCGGCGGCTCACCGATCACCATCGACGCACGCACCACGATCCAGCCTAGCGGAAATGCGCAGGCTGATGCTGAAGCGCGAGCATGGGCGGCGAAGCGTGATGCGGAACTCCCGGCGAGAGTGATCAAGATCGTCAGGGATGCGCAGAAGCGGAGAACTATCTGATGGCAGTCATCGATCTTCCGGCATTGGACCTGGTCGAATGCACCTTCTCGCTGACGGAGGGGACCGTCTCCACTCCGCTCAATCGCGGGATGGCCTTCAACATCACCGAGATTTTCGACCCGATGTGGCGGGTGACGGTTGAAACGCCGCAACTCGCTCGCGAGGATCGTCAGATCTGGCATGCGTGGAAGATCAGCCTCCGTGGAGGCCTGAACCGCTTCCGAGCGTTCGATATGGGGCAACTTGCGCCTCTGGCTTACGAGGGCGCGCAATCGCCGTCTCAGATTGGCTCCGGCTGGTCGGGGAGCGCTTCGGTCGTGTCCGTGGGGCTGTCGGGCGCGTTGACACTCGCCGGCGTCCCTGGTGGCTATCGGGCGTCCGCTGGCGACAGGGTCGAGCTCGCGCAGGGCCCCTTTACTGCGCTCTACGAGATCCTGACGCCGTCCACCGCGACAGGGGGAGGTACATTGAGTTTGTCGGTTGCGCCGCTGCTGCACACTGACACGTTCAATTGGTCGGCCACGGCCCGCCTCTGGCGCCCGAGGGCGCTGTTCATCATGGACCATTCCACCTGGTCACATCAGGTGGTTGGCAGCCCCACACCCGCGACGTTCGAAGGATATCAGGTTCTGCGATGACGATCTCAGCGGAGGTACAAGCTCTTTACGATCAGGGACGCATATCGACGCGGCAGATGATCCGCTTCGACTTCGGATCCGGACTCTATGGCTTCATCGCGCGTAGCCAGCCGCTCACCTTTGCGGGGGTCGAGTACAAGCCGTTCGGTCTCATCGAGGTGTCCGATCTTGGCATTGGGATCGGGACCACGGGCGACGGAGACTTCACGTTGAAGCTCGCAGAGAGCCGCGAACTGGGTCTAACGCCAGATGTGCTCATTCGGATCGAGGACGAGGACTATCGCGACAGGCCAGTGCGGGTGATGGATGCGCATTTTCATCCGGACACCGGTGCGCTGATCCAGGTGGAAACGGTGGCGCGCGGTTACCTTGATGTGATCGAGCATCGGGTCGATGCCGAACGGGGCTACATACTCGAGGCGAAGTGCGAAGGCCGGCAGCTCGACTACAGCCGTAAGAACGGCCGGGTTCGGTCTGTCACTGATCAACAGCGCCGGGCGCCGGGCGATCTTTTCTTCCAGCACGCGGCGAAGGCCGGCCGCGTGACCGTCGACTGGGGCAAGGCAACCTCGACCTCCGCTGCAAGCGTTCTTCTCGGGTAGCAACATGACACGCATCACAGACTGGGAAAGCCGCCTCAACGCTGTTGTGGCGAAGCATCAGGCGCTGCCTGGCGCTTGGGGATCGTCCGACTGCTGGATGATGACCATGGATGCGATCGAGGCTGTCACCGGTGAACGCATCCTGCCGGCGCTGCAGAAGTACAAGAGCGAGGCGGATGGCTACAGGGTCTTCCGCAAGGCCGGCTACAAGCTGACTGTCGAGGAAGCCCTCGCGGATGTGCTCGGGGAGCCAATCTCGCCGCTCATGGCGCAACGTGGTGACGTCGGCATCATCGAGCGCGACGGTGCAGTTTCCTGCGGCGTCTTCACGTCAGCGGGCTTTGCCGTGCGCACTCTCTACGGCCATGTCGAGCGCAGCAATGGCAAGCGGGTCGAGGTGACGACCGGCGCCGATCTTCAGTTCTTCCCGCCATCTGCCGCAGCCCGCGCATACAAGGTCCGATAGATGCCATTCGTCTCAGCAATCGTTGGTGCCGTCTTCGGCGTTGGCACGCTTGGTGCAGCGCTGGCGCAGGCTGCTATTGGTATCGGCATCAACTTTGTCGTCGGCAAGATCCAGCAGAGCAAGGCGAAGAAGTCGTCCCGGGAAGCTTCGGGCACGCAGTTCGAACGAGACTATGGCGAGAATGTCAGCCGCAAGGTCGCCTGCGGCCTGGTGGGCATCGCCGGCCATGACGTCTACGTCAACACATACGGCAGCTCGAACAAGAACCTGCATCAGATCTTCGTCCTCTCCGATTTTCCGTGCGACGGCCTGTCTCGGGTCTGGGCGGGCGGAAAGCAGCTGCAGCTTACGGAACTGTCGCCGAACAACTGGGCTGTCGGCGGCGACTACGAAGGCCGAATGAGTATCAGCTTCTTCGACGGCACGCAGATCTCGGCAGTCCCGATCCTGATCGAGACGGCCAATCCTCCGGGCCGCTGGACTACCGCATCGGTCGGACATGGCATCTGCTTCGTCATCGTGTCGATGCAGTACGACCAGGAGCGGCTCTCCGGCTTTCCTGATTTCTTCTTCGAGATCCGTGGCGCCCGTCTCTACGATCCGCGCAAGGATTCGACGATCGGTGGATTTGGCGGCCACCGCTGGGGCAACTACGGCACCTATGAGTTCACCGAAAATCCGATCATCATGGACTACAACTATCGACGGGGCTTTGCGTGGGGGCAGAACGGCGCCGGCGATCCGGATGTCTTCCTTGGCATGGAAATGGCGATCGGAGATCTGCCGATCGACCGCTATGCGGCGGCGGCGAACATCTGTGACGAGACGGTCGAAGGCGAAACACGCTACCGCTGCTCGATCATGCTCGATGCCGATGTGGATCACGGAGACAACATCGATGCGCTGATGTCAGCGTGCGGCGGTGTCGTCGTCGACAGCGTCGACGGTTCCTGGCCGCTGGTCGGTACCGAGCAGCCGATCGTTGCGACGTTCATCGACGACGACCTGGTGCCCGGCGAAGAGCTGACGTTCCAACGCCGGCATTCGATGGCGAACCTCGTCAACAGCGTCGGCGGCACCTATCCGGAGCCAGCCAACATGTGGAGCCCGGCCGGCTACGATACGCAGACGGCGGCCGGCTATGTCGGTCTCGATCGACGCACGAGAGATTTTCAGCTCAACCTGAACTGTGTGCCGAGCAAGCGGCAGGCAAATCAGCTGGCAAGCATCTACTTCAACGAGAACCGTTATGAGGCAACGGCGCAGATCGTCCTGCCTCCACGGTTCCAGACGATCGCCATCGGCGATTGGGTGCGATGGAACTCGGCGCGCTACGGCAACCGGGTCTTCATCGTCCAGAGCCGGTCGATCCGCGCGCTTTCTTCCGACGCGCCGCGCAATGTGTCGCTGTCCCTGCAGGAGAGGAGCGGGGAGATCTACGCGGGGACCGGCGTGCAGCCGCCGACAATCCCGTTTCCGAATGGCGAGCCGGTCTATCTCAACGAGCTGCAGGACTGGGATGCCATCCCGATCCTGGCTGTTGCCGGCGACGGCCGTACCTATCCGGCCTTCCGGCTCTCCTGGTCACCGATCGACGACGTGACGGTCCTGGCGATCGATTTCCAGTGGTGGCTCAAGGAACAGCCTGACGTGGTGTTCAGCCGAGGTTACGGCCCAGACGTGTCGATCGGCTTCATCCAGGAGGGCATCCTCAATGAGGAGCGTTATGTCTTCCGCCACAAGTTGGTGGCGAACCGCCCAACGTTCTGGTCCGACGAGATCGAACGGCAGTCACTCGACGGTGGAAACGGTGAGCTCGAAGTCTACCTCGCGAACCTCAACAGAGAGGTATTGGACCAGTTCAAGAAGATTTTCATGGAACTGGACGATCGGCGAACTCTCCTCGAGCGGGTGATGACTGATCTTCAACTCGGGCAAGTTTCCACCGAGTCGATGGCTCGAAAACTTGAAACGCAAACCATCAACGCGAAAGCCGAATTCTCGGAAGAGATATCGGTTGTTGCGGGTGAATTGGGCGCGGTGGCATCCCAGGTTACGACGCTTTCCGCAGACTACCAAGGAAACAAGGCGCAAGTTCAAAACCAACTGGTTGCACTCGCCACGGCCGATCAATCCCTTGCGACCTCGATCACCACGCTTAATACCGACTACCAAGGCAACAAAGCTCAGGTCCAGAATGAGCTTGTGGCGCAGTCCACCGCTGTGTCAGCGCTGGCGCAGGTCGCGCAGCAGCTGACAGCCACCGTCAATGACAACTCAGCTCAAGGGCTGGTGAAGTTCGTGGTTGCCGCCAATCAGGCAGGCGTGGACGCCCGCTTTTCTGTGGCAATTCGCGGCAGCGTGGGGCAGACCTTCAAGGAAACGGGCTTCTTCCTCGAGCTCTACAACGGTGGTGCGAGTTCGCGATTTGCGGTCCTAGCCGATCAGTTCGTTGTCACCGACGGAGCGAGCGGCACGTTGCCGATGGTGTTCGAGAACGGCGAGTTGAAGTTGCAGATCGCCAATATCGGCACGGTCACCACGGGCCTGCTGCAGGGCAATAACGGCAAACTCATCATCAACCTGAATGCGGGTTACATGGCGGTGTACGACTGATGTCCCTGCGATACCTCCTCAGCCCCGGCCGGTTCGTCTTGAGCCGGCCGGGATACGATGCCAGCGATCCGAACCTTCCGAACGTCTACAAGATCCTCGACAGCAACTGGCAGTTCTCCGGCTCGCTGATCAGCTCGGGCGCCTTTGCCGTCAGCAATCTGTACGGCCAATTCCCCCTGACGATCATGTTTCCTGCGGCTCTCCACTTCATCCCGGCGGCGCTTGCCTATCTTCTCGTTGGAGACGGTGGGACCGGCTCGACTGAGGTTCTGCACCTGCAGGGCAACATCGGGAATGACCGCATCGTCCTGACCGGCGGTAACGAAACCCCGTGGTTCGACAGTTCGTCTGGCGTCCTTCACTACAAGATATTCGGATTGTAGCCATGGCAGCCAGAGTTCACATCGGGCCGCTCTTTGGCACAACCGGCCTGTTCATCTCCCGGCCCGGTGATGACGTCCACAATCCGACGCAGCCCCTGCTGGTCGACAGCCGGTTCGGGAGCTTTGACCTCCATGCGTCCGGGCGGGTGCAGATGCCGGTGATCGACAACAGCGCCGGCAAGCGTGTCTGGCAAGGAGCATGGGCGTTTCCGCCGCTGCCTTACCTGCCGCTGTTCTGGTTTTCGTTCGTGGAGAGAAGCAGCAACTTTGCATACTTCCCGCCGGTCAGCTTCCTGAGGGGAGCGATCACCACCGGCCTGGCAAACCTGGCTTACAAGTCTTGCGATGCTGACAACGGGACCATCCGCGCGAAAGCCGAAACCTTCGCCGGCACCAACCCGCCCCCGCAGCAGCAACTTGACCTGCAATTCATCATCTTCAAAAACCCGAGGTGAGATATGCCGCTGAGGTTCTTCAAAGGGAACAACGCCGGCGTCTTCAAATTCCGTGCATCGAAGCCGGGCGCCGACGCACTGACGGATGACGTCACGGCACTGATCATCCATGAAAACATGATGCCGATGGTGCCGGACGTGATCGGAGAGCTAGGTATCGGTCCGGCAACCCAGGCAAACAACAATGTCACGCCTGGCGAGACGACCGTTAATGTCGGGCGAACCTACGCCGTGCTGCCGTTCATTGTCCTCAAGTCCAGCCTTAACACGCTGCCCGGCGAGACGACCTTCTTCTGTCGTCTCAATCTGAACAACGGCGACCTGACGCTGTACAATCGCTACATCGGACAGTCGATCTCGGTCAAATACGCGATCTACGCGCCCATCTGACGCCTTCGAAGGTACACCCATGACATCCTATTATTCCGAGGGATCGGTGACGCTTGTCGCCGGCAGCAAGACCGTTGTCGGTAACGGCACCATCTGGCAGACAGCACTCATCGCCGGTGGCAACATCATTGTCGAAGCGCCCGGCAATATCATGCCGATCGCAGCGGTCGTGTCGGACTCCTCGATCACTTCGGAGCTCGCATGGACCGGCGCCAGCGGAACATATTCGTACGTCATCCAGCGCGACACGGCCTATCTGAAGACGCTCGACGTCAACAGCCAGAACGTCGCGTTCCTATTGTCCGAAATTCGGCAGGGGACGATCTTCAAATATGACGTCTCCGGCCCGGCAGGTGACCGGGCGATCTACGATGCGCGGGCCAAGGGGTTTTCCTACCTTGCCACCGACGGCGGCTCTCTGTCGCTGTACGTCAAGCGCAGCGCAACTCCCGGCGATTGGGCTGGACCCTTCGCGTACGGTCGTGGCGAAACAGGTCCTCCGCCGTCGCTGGGTATTGGGACAGTCACGACGCGCAATCCCGATCAGTCGGCCACCGCCGGGGTTACCGGCGCCAACGGCAACTACCTCCTGAACCTGGGCCTGCCGCGCGGCGTTCAGGGCTTCAAGGGGTGGGCCATCGAACCGGAGATAGTGCACTTCGGAGAACGCACTGTTCTGCGCGTTTCGGACTTCATCGGCGGAGAGGGGACAAAGCCGGCAGGCGCGGGCCTGTACGTCGGTGCAACCGGCCTGGTCAGCGATGTCGATGACGCGGTGAACATTCGCGGCCTGCAGGGTCCACAGGGACTGCGCGGGGTGTTGTGGCGCGGGGCGTGGAGTGCCGCCACGGGTTACTCGGTTGGCGACCTGGTCACTGACGTAGACGTCGGCGGCAACCCGGCCACCTTCATCGCGCTGGTAGCCAACACCAACAGCGAACCGATCAGCAACCCGAACAACTGGGGATACTTCCCCGCCAGCGTACCGATGACCGTCAACTACGGATCATGGGGTGACGCCGTCACCAGCAACATCAATTACGGATCCTGGGCATGAGCACCGAAGTCATTTTCCGAAGCGGCAGCACCGCCGAGCGCATGGCCATGACCCCTGCACGGGGCGAAATTGGCAGCGACAACGACACCAAGCAGGTGATCCTGGGCGACGGTGTCACGGCCGGCGGTATCCCAATGGCAAGGGCCGACGAGGTGACTGATGCGCTGACGAAGCGTCTGCGGTTGGATGCTGCGCAGGAAAACACCTCGGTACAGAAGCGACAGGGGCGCGAAAATCTGAGCGCATCGCACCACATGCGGTTTGTGCAGGGGCTTACGCTTTCGAACGGCCCGACATCCTTGGTCAACATCGTTGATATCGCTCCCGGCGCGGCTCAGAACAGCGCGGGCCTTCATGTCTCCAATACGGCGGTTCTGAGCAAGAACCTTACTGGGGCGTGGGCGCCGGGGAACGGCGGAGGGATGGACACCGGAGTAAGAACAGCGAACCGAACCTATCATGTCCATGCCATCCGAAAGCAGATAGACGGCACATTCGATGCCGTGTTCTCTCTCTCAGCCACGGCACCTGTAGTGCCCGCTGGATATGATCTTATCGAGCGCGTAGGCGCCATCGTCACCGACTCGGGCGACGCTATCAGGCAGTTCGTGCAACACGGCAACAGAGTGGCTTTGAACGGTGCCTATTCGGCCGAGTTCTCCATTCAGACCAGCCTCGCCAAGCATCTTTTTCAGTTCTCGCCGACCGTTCCAGTCGGTGTTCCTGTGCTTGTCAGGGTGCGATTGCTCACAGTGAGCGGACAGTTCGGGGGGGGCAGCATTCTTTTTTGGGACGGAGGCATTGATAGCGCAGCCGCACCGCCGGGGACGGTTCTAAATTTCAGTACCAACGATGCAGGGTTCAATACGCAAATAAATGGGGAGGTGCGGACCGACAGCAACGGTAGGGCCTATTTATCGACAGGCGTCAGCAATGGGGCGACCATAGGGGTCGATACGTCGGGCTGGACTGATTTCACTATCCCGAGAATAGGAGCCTGATCATGTTCGTCAAAAGAGAAAACGGGAAGATCGTCGCGGCGTTTTCGGCTATGCAAACGGGCGTGGCCGAGGAAGAGCTTCAGGATGGCGATGCTGAACTCCTCGCCTTCCTTCAGCCATCTATCGACCTCAGCGCCTACGCTGCGCAGAAGCGGTGGGAGCGTGAGGTGGGCGGCATTGAATTCGCCGGCCTCACGGTCGCGACCGATGACCGGTCGAAGATCATGATCTCGGGCGCTCGCATCAAGGCCGACAAGGATCCTGCCTTCGTCACATCGTGGAAGGGGCCGGACGGCCAGTTCCTCACGCTCGATGCGGAAACGATCATCTCGATCAGCGATGCGGTCCTCGACCATGTCAACGACTGCTTTGCCCTTGAGGCCTCTGTCCTGGTGCAGATTGCTGAAGGTGGGATTGTCGACGCTGATGGGGTCGATGCCGCGTTTGACGGATGACCGTCGCGCTCACTGCCTGCGTGCAATCCATGGAAGCTCGAACTTCCCCTGCCAGACGCCCGCCTTCGTCGCTTGGGCTTGTTCTTGCGCTTCGGCATACGCTCCCTTGCTGTACTGGACGTAATCGAATGCATGGCCGGAGCGGACCATCCAGGAACCGACACTAGAGCCGTCCGAGCGGAAACAGTTTGCGACCATTCGCCGGTAGCGATCCCACTCTACAAATTCACACCGAGTTGGGCGAGACGCCGCCAAGAAGGCGTCAAGTTCCCTAGCAGCGACTTGACCGCACCGGTACATCTTGCCGGCCGCGTCCCAGCAGCCTTGCCAACTTTCGGGAGCGTCAATCCCCTGGATACGAATACGCTGACCTGTGATCTCGATCGTATCGCCATCGATGATAGAAGCTCGGCCGGTGACTGGGCTTTGGGCCAGACCAGGAAAGGCGATCGTTGCCAGCAGCAGGGAGATTGTCAGTCTTAGCATATGCTCTCGCAAGGGGTGCCGTCGGAATCTCTGTCTAGCTTGCCGCCCCATGAACAGTTGCCAAGGTACCACTGCGCCTCATCGCAGGACTGGATCTGCTTGCAGGTTTTCCTCGGCTGGCAGCTCCAGCTTTGAGCCGTTTGGAGATCCGGCCTAGGTGTCATCGGCCCAGTCGGCAAAGCGACTGCAGACGTCAAAAATAAAGCAACGAAAGCTGTTTTCATAGTTCCCTCCCCAGTCACGAGGCAACAAAACATCTCTCACTGGTTGTGTCGAGGTGCAGGAAATACAGGGTCATAAATTGCTTTCAGGGTCGATCGCCCCTGCTCTCCGGAATAGTCAGCTGAGACTGTGCGTGTTAGTGCGACAGAGCCCGAACCATAATCCAAACCGGCCGCCAGCAGTTACCAACGATGCGAGAAGCACAGCCGAGAACTTAATTGTGTAAGCGCGCCTAGCACGCATCGCATCCCACTCATACGCCATACTCGGAACCCTCATCCCTCTGCCGCGGATTGAAGCATTCGGTTGCGTGAGAGTCGAGTGCGCGAAAGCAACAGCTAACCTACCAAAGCCAGGGACCACCATGATCGCGCACGACGTGCAGCGGCGCCTCATCGCGCTTGGTCGTGTTTGAAGCCGATCGACGGCTCGTCTCTTCTTCTAACACAAAGGAAAATCACTATGGATCGCGCGAAATTCTTCGCGGCGGTGCGCTCGTCGCTGTTCGGCGGCAAGCTCACGGCGTCGCAGGTTGCCGGGATGGATGCCATTCTCGACGAGTGGGCAGCGACCGGCCTGCAGGACCGGCACTGGCTGGCGTACATGCTGGCGACGGTCTTCCTCGAAACGGGCGAGACCATGCGCCCGATCGTCGAGAACCTCAGCTATTCGGCGGATGGCCTGCGCAAAACCTTCGGCAAGTATTTCACTGCCGCGCAGGCAACTGCTTACGCCCGCAAGCCGGAGAAGATCGCCAACCGCGCCTACGGCGGGCGCATGGGCAACGGCAACGAGGCGAGCGGCGACGGCTGGCGTTTCCGCGGCCGTGGCCTAGTGCAGATCACCGGCCGGGACAACTACCGGAAGTTCGGGATCGAAGACGATCCGGACGCGGCGCTCAATGCGGTCACGGCGATCAAGATCATGTTCGTCGGCATGACCGACGGCGTGTTCACCGGCCGTCGCCTCTCCGATTTCTTCCGCCCCGGCGTCGAGGACTGGAACGGTGCGCGGGCCATCATCAACGGCAAGGACCGCGCGGCCGACGTCGCCGCCTTCGGTCGCAAGTTTCACGCCGCGCTGAAAATCGCCGGCGCCTGATCATCTCCAACCTCAAAGGATGAAGCCATGTCTTCGAAATCGATCTTGCTCGCCACCGCCGTCGCAACGGCCATCTCCTCCACGGTTGCCCGGCCGGAGGTGGAGGCGAATGCGCAAGCTGTGCCGGCGCTGGTCGAGGCGGTCACGCGGGAAGTCACGCCGATTGTCGAGAACGCCACCAACTCCGAGCCCTGGTATCGCAGCCGCGTCACCTGGGGCGCGATCGCGTCGATCGTCTTGCCGCTTCTCGGCGCGTTTGGTGTGCGGTCCGACATCATCGACGCCGACCAGTTCGTCGCGCTGGGGCTCGCTCTCGGCACGGCTGCCGGCGGCCTGCTCACGCTCTATGGCCGATGGAAGGCGAAGCGCCCCATCGGCCAGTGACCCTTCTCCGTCAAGCGAACATCGAAATGAAAGGGCTCGGGGCTGATGGCGAACGGGAACACTGACATGCCCAGCGGCAACATCTTCGACCCCATGGCGCAGTATGCCCGCTTGTCCGAGCGGGTAGAGAACCAGGGCAAGGACATCGTCGACCTCAGGTCGAACATGAACACAGGATTCCAGAGCGTCAACGCCAGCCTGACGACCTTGTCGAACGAGCTGCGCAGCAACAGCAAGACACAGTGGCCGGTGATCTGGACGGCCGCTGGCGTCTCGTTCACCGTCCTCGCGGCTCTCGGTGCGTTCGTCTACGGAACGCTCTCCACGCGGCTCGATCGCACCGACACGAGCATCACCGGTCTCGTCGACAAGATGGTGACGCAGAAGGAAATGGAGTGGCGCACCGCGCGCGGTGCCGAAGACCGTTCCCGTATGGAAGGTGGCATCAAGGAAGTCCGTGACGCTCAGGTGCCGCGCGAGGAACTTGATCGGGTGTGGTCGAACTATGATCAGCGGTTCGCGGATCTGCAGCGACAGGTCGACGAGCAGAAGCAGCAGGCGGGCAGCGTCTACGGCGCGAGGGATGTCATCCTCGATACCCGCGAGCGGCTCGACCGCCTTGAGCGCCAGCGGCTTTCCCAGCCGTAGCCCGCGGCACCTACGCCGCTTCGTCTCTGCAACAAAAAAAGGGGCCCGCCGAAGCGAGCCCAATTGCTGAAGTTTGGAGATCACACCGGCAGTATCTACCGACGTCTCCCTGCTGTAAATTGAATCTGCTGCCAGATGTTCCGTGGTCCGATGCCGTACTTAAGTATCAGTTGCCGTCATTCCCGATCCCGGATCTCGCGGTTCTGAAACAGGGCGCGTTGAGCGCTAACGCGCTGGCCAGCCTGATCCGGCTGGAGCTCGCAGAGGAATAGGCGTTTCCGCCACTCACTCGCACCACCTATTTCCGTTGTTGGGCCATTTCTGAGCGAGCCCTTCGCTTATCAGCACGCGACCGGCGTCACGGCCATCCTTGAGGATTACGCGCACCAGGTCGCGTCGATCGCTCGTCCGGTCTTTTTCCCCCGAATTGTCTATCCGGTATCCTTGGCTCATCAGCACGATCAGGCGCTTCTTCGCAGCCTCGCCGATCTCGCGCTCGTTTCCGCATGCGGCTCCGAAGGTCTCCGGCGTGTCGATGTCCAGCATGCGCATCTTGATGCCGTTCTGCCAGATCGTGTCACCGTCCACGACGCATGTCAGTTTGCGTGCGGCACGGTTGCCACCTTGGCACTCCTCGATCGCGAGGGCTTACCCACTGACCAGCATGGCGGCGGAAGCCATCACAGCGAGACGTATCATCAACTTCCTCGTTTTGGTTTAGGTCTGAACCAGGCCATTGTCACACCCGCCACACATTTCGAGCGATGCGAGGAACTATGGTCGCGGCATTATCATTACAACTACGTTGGACACACTTAGGATGTTGAACATGCTGGTGAACCGTTGGAAAAAACCCGTTGTCATCCAGGAAGATGGTATCCTGATCACCCTCTCGTCGGCGGAGGAGGCGATCAACTGGCTTTCACACGAGCGCAACCAGAGGAACGACAAGTGGCGGAATGCGTGGCAGACATGCCGGGCCGTTCACGAAGGTCGTTTGCCAGCGGATGAAGCCCGATCTGCAGTTCAGCTGGCTGCTCTGAGCCGGCACTGA